TTAGTGCCCAATAGCTATCCAGTTGAAGTTATCGACGTTAGCCGTAGGGCCGCCGACAATCCACCCATATAGATCGACTCCAGTTGCTGTCAGATTTGAGAACGTGACAAATCGCGCTGCCGCATCTGAGTTTTTAACAGGAATGAACACCAGGGCGGCATTAGGGAATGGCACAGGGAAAACCACAGATCCCGTCGTTGCGTTTATTGCTTCAGCACCAAACTGGATGATCAGACCACCGTCTACATCAGGTATTCTGATAAAATCAGGATTGCTGAAATCTCGCTTCGGAAAGCCCAGGTTTGATAGTGCCGCACTTATCGCATCCGCTCCAGCATCTTTTATTTCGGATAAATTATTTGCGGTCTGCAGGCAAGATGCGAATGTACCTGCAGTCATCATGTTTGCGACAATATCATTTGTCGACCAAACCCTACCCACCGTACCCTCCTGCCCCCTTAGAACAGTCATAACGTCACCAGCCACCGACGTCACATGAACGATCTCATTTATAGTCTTGGTAGCAGCATCTACGATAGTTAATTTAAAATACGTCTCGCCTGGTGTTGGCGATGGAAATAACGCGCCGGCGCCAGAATTAACCGTCAACACGGTGGCCGCTGCACTTATCCCTGTGGACAGAACGCTTTGCGCATTGTTTGCTGCCAGTAGCTTTAACGCCATAAATCCCCCACAATAAAAAACCGCCCTCAGGCGGTTTATGGTTTATTTAAATCAGATGACTGGACATTTATCTTGTCGCAGGTCGTTAACGGAAAACGTGACGACGCCGTAAACCTCCACACCCTCGCCCTCAATTGCTTCACCGTCTCTGGTGATAAACGACCTACCTTGCAGCCGGCCAAAATCCGTTATCCCGTCGTAGCGGATAAGGACGAAATCACCCGGCTGCGGACGAAGAGACAGATCTAAAATGGCATACCCAGAATCTGTTTTGACGATTTTGGAGTTGGCATCCACGCGGCACAACTTCGTGACGGTGAGGGTGTCCTCAATGTAGTCTTTTGCTGGCGACTCAAATCCCATGGTTACAGCCCTCCATTCGGGTTATAGAGCTGGAATGTCCGGTCGTCACCCTCTTGCGTGGAGACGTCTTTGAATGTCGTCACATAGCCCTCTATCCACTGATTGGCCTGCCGTGGCGACCAGTGCCAGTTTACTTTCTCCAGCTCCTGAAGAAACCGCCTGGTGGTGATGGTGCGCCTGCCGTTGGGATCGATGACTATCGCCGCCCGGCAGGCTGTTTCAATTTCGTAAAGGCGTGGCATGATCTGAGCCTCCAAATGATACTGTTTTTATATACAGTAATTACATCGAGAAGGTAGTTCAAGTTAGGTTTTGACTATCGATCTTGGCTGCTGTAGTAAATTATTGATCTTTAAGAGAGCATTATTTAGCAGATATCAAACGTACATTGGGGTAGGCTCAGTTGACGATGATACAATCCCTTATACAAAAATTCTTACGGTGTTAATTATGGATACTGAAAACGATCTTCCTCCGATAGGAAGTAAATGCCTGATAGACCTTCCCTACGGTAAAGCGCATTGTAATTTTGGAGATGATTTCCCTGAAGATGGTTGGGAAGTGACTGTCATTGCTCATTTACATAACCCTGACATGGTAGGCACTGATTTTGAATGGTATGCGGTAATATCTTACCGGGCTGGCAACGTTGGTGCTATGCGTGTTGATATGTGCCGAAAGTACCATTTAATTGTATGCTCATCCCCATTGAATGAAACCAACACCTGACTGACGTGGGCTGTCGTTAATGCTTGCGAATTAATGATTAACGTTGCCATAGATTCGCTTCCTGGACCAGCTGATGGGGGGACGTCATTTTCGATCATTTTTTGACAATGCATCTCTCGCATGATGATTGACGTAAAGCGTTCAAGCTGTGCATGATATGTTGGACAAAGTTAGATAATGGCTTTATAAAATCAGGAAAGTTAGGATAAAGATGAAAAATATAGCATGTTTATATATCGCACCAGCATTAATGTTGGCATTACTATTCAGCAACCATTGTAATGCAGATGCATCTGTTAAAAGCAGCTCTGCATATCTTAAAACCAAAGAGATGTATTCGCTTCATCCGGGTAAATATGATTATATTATGCTTGGTGATAGCATAACCAAAAGCGGGAGGTGGAATAATTTAATACCTGGCTATTCTATAGGAAACAGAGGTATTAGCGGGGATGATACTGCTGGGATGCTTGATAGAATCACTGACGTTGAAAGAACTGGTGCAAAAATTGTTTTTATAATGGCTGGAACAAATGATATAACAAGAAAAGTAAAGCCTGAAGATGTAGCCAGAAATATAATTCTTATGACCAATGAAATGAAAGAGAAAGGCATAACAGTAGTAATTCAATCTACTATTCTTTCTGGTGAAGAGAAAAAATATAAAAACCCATCGATTAACACAATAAACAATATACTCAACGATTTTTCAAAAAAAACAGCAACTCCTTACCTGGACTTAAACTCTTCCTTATCTCAAAATGGAATGTTGAAAAAGGAATACACCGTAGATAGCACCCACCTTAACGCTGCAGGATATAAGGCATGGAGTGAAATACTCAAATCTTACATTGAAAGAGTCACTAAGAAAAATTAACCTGTTGCGTGCCCAGCCCCTCTTCTCTTCTCTTCTGAAACTAAAACGACTGAGCCATTGCATACCCAAGGGCTCATTCAAGCACCACAACATCCCCATGAATGCACAAAATCACCTCCAAAAAGCACGGAAAATGCAAATTCACAATTAAATCATAATGTTACAAACCGATACTTCTAAAAATACATATTTACACTTCACTTACCATTTTGTTATGATTGGACACAATTACAATCAAATCATCCTGGATAAGCAGATGTCTCAGAGCAAAAATTGGTCTCCAGAGCTTGACGGTTTGCGGGGTTACGCTTCACTTTGGGTTGTTCTCGGGCATATATGCAATTTAACAGAGTGCAACATTCCAATAATAAGCAGCCCTAGTATCGGAGTTGATGTCTTTATTCTTCTTTCTGGGTATTTAATGGCAAAAAACTATTCTGAAAGACAGCACTTTGAGCCGTGGACTTCATTTAAAACAATCACGTCGTTTTGGGTGAGGCGCTTTTTCCGTATTGCTCCTTTATTTTATGTCTTGCTAATCGTAGCAATATTATTAGGTGATGTATTTGGTGACTTCAGGGAATCTATTGGGAATGTATGGTTATCAACCCAAACGGACGCGGACAAATATAATGATTCATCAGTAGCAAACTTCTTCGCCCACATTTCTTTTGCCTTTGGCTTCCTTCCTTATTACTCAGCGAGAACCACTATCCCTGACTGGAGCATTGGCCTTGAAATGCAGTACTATGCTATTTTCCCGGTCATAATGTTATTCATCATGTGGTTTGGATTTATAAAGACGTCGATATCTATAATGGTTGTCTGTGTAATATCATCATTTTTGGCTCCTGAATATTTTAGTGAATTCACCAGGCCATCAATGATTGCATTTAAACTGCCGCTATTTGTTTCTGGCATGCTTATTTATAAAGCAGCGTCTGAGAAAAAATTCTTATATTCATTAGTGGCCTTACTGGCACCAGTAAGCGCGTTAGCAATTGGTTACCTGATAACTCCATTGAGAATGGTGATTGAGTTATTTATCGTATTAGGGATGGCGACGCTTCTGTTCCCACACCAAAATGGTTCTTTGCTAAAAGTAATATCCGATTCACTGAAATCGTTCTTATCAGTGAAGTTTAGCCGATTCCTGGGTGACGTTTCGTATTCCGTTTATCTACTTCATTTAATGATTGTTTTGCCAACAATAGGAACACTGATTGAGTACCCAGGGTTCATTTCCTTCCATCCTCTGGTTCGATTTTTGATCGCTGCATCAATATCAATCCCTATAACTTATGTTATATCGACATATTTGTACAAACATGTTGAGGTAAAAGGCATTGCTCTTGGCAGAAAGGTTTTAAAACCTAAAGGCAGCGGACTCAAAGAAGTAGTATGAAGATCAGCGAAAAAAAGGGTGCATGAGCACCCTTTTGTTATTTTACTGATAAGATAGGATTTGCTCCATTTCTTCTTTGCTCAGCGCAGTGGGCCAGTAAATAATCTTCCTGATATACCCGTTAAAATAGTTGTTTCCATCCAGGTATGAGCGACCAATTGTAAGGCGATTTAGAGCCGGAGGCATAGCGGTCACGCTGCGCTCATACCAGTTGTAGCCGTCAAACAAACGGGTGGTCAGCGCCGCCGCATCGAATGAAAATATGCACGACTGCTCGCTATCCGGAACAGTTGCAAGGCTGGGTATTTCCAGGTTCTGAGCGGTACCTGATGAGTCCGGTACCACGCCAAGCGCTGCACCCTCAGGCGTGCCAACCGGCGTACCTGACGCAGGCGGGCGATATGCAAACCGAATATGCGGGCCCACAGCAGTGTTATCCAGTACAGCAGCACACGCGAGGGAATTATATTTCCCGCTTAACGTCTGCAGGCTGTGGGGATGTACCACTGAAACCAGGATGGTACCGGCCAGCGCTGAAATAAACTGCGTGGTCGATGGTGTGGTACACATTACACTCGCCCGGATCGCCTCTGCGCCTGCCGCAGGAATGTACGAAGAGTATCCGTCACGCCTCTCCGGCTGAGCTCCCCAAATCCACACAGATTTGGGTGTGGTCGGAAGATATGACGGTACGGCGCCAGCGCTGCTGTCATCATTGACCAGAGCCACGGTAAATTGCGGAGAAGCAGCCGCATTAGGCGTGATGGTAATTGCAATCCGGTACCAGCCATTGCGAAACGGCTCCATGCTCACCTGAAGCATGCCGACAGTTGCCGACCCTGGTGACACCTTACCAATTTTTCCGCTTCTCAGATCGAAGTTTGCGAATGCCGTCGCGGCAATGGCTCCCCGAGCTGCGAGCTGTACAACTCCGGCGGTATTAGCCTTTGCGAAGATGCTGAATGTATATGGTGATGCGGCCACTGCGTCGCTGGTCGTGATAGCCAAGAGCGTCCTGACAGCAGCAGCAGAGTCCGTAGCCTCTATCAGTTTGGTGGCTGTCATGTTTCCGTCAGGGGATATCGCATCACCTTGAGTCAGCGATACCCCGGCAGGAGTCCAGTTTGCTGTTTTGGTGAAGTCTTCACTCCAGGCGATGCGGTTTGTGCTGGAGAATTCAGTAGATACCCCCAGCAGTTCGCCGGTGATCGGGTGATAGTTGATTGACGGCTCATTAGCCTGCAGGTATTCAATCAGTCCCGTCTCGCCTACTCGGGTCGCAGTCGATGCGCGGGTGAATGAGAGAATATCCGTCAGGGCCGCAGAACGGATGACGTTACCGCTGGCATGTTTTATGACGTACCGACCGGTGGAGAAATCAGCGAATAAATTAGCGCCATCCGGTAGAGGGGCATTAACTGAAGGTAATTTCACATCACCTTTAAACTTCATATTACTTTGTACGATAGTCGCCATTATGCAATCCCTGGGTTGTTGATCGTGGTAACTCGGGTTTGTGTGCCGGTAAGATTTAAGGTGTTCTGGGCATTTCCAACACAATGGTTAAATGAGATATCGGTATCTGTCAGTGCTCCGGAGAGATTAACCGGGTATCGCTGAGTTGCAGTGTCCTGCGTGTCGCGGATTTTATTGCCGGTAATCCCGCATTTCACCATATCCGCTGCGCCAGCGATGGCATCCCCCGCATCTGTACGTCCATTGTTCCAGAGCCGGTTATCCATAATGTCAACGTTAACGAGATTACCGCTGACAAAGTTAAGACCATGACGACCATTACGATAAATATCATTAGCCGCAAACTTACTGTTCAGTAACTTCGCGGATGTATGGGCATATTCGACATGAATGCCGTCGAGCTCATTATCAGCGATACGGTTACCGGAATAATTGTATTCCCCCTCTATAGCAAGCCCTTTATCCGTATAAAGATAAATGCCGTGTTTAGTATTACCGTTGATGTGGTTGTCCTTCAGAATGCCACGGTTACCGGGGTTCCCCGCGCCGTTTGTTCCCGGAGAACCTTTAAACCCATATTCATTGAAACGCAGGTTATTACCGATCGCGATGAGGCCATCTATGCCGCAGTCGGCCATTCCCGCATGGTTGTACTCACACACATTCCCGATAGCAATAGTGTCACGAGCCACGCCGACGCCACGTTGTGGCTCGAAAAATATGCCGTAATTTTTATTGCCCTTATTCACGGTCTGACCGATATAAATCGGTTCACTGGCAAGGTACCCGGTTCCCAGACCAATGCCTGAAGCTCCCAAAGAACCAACCTGGCCGAGTCGGCCACAATTTTCCGTAACCACACGCATGATTGAAACGTTATCAGGCATATCCACGCCAAGCCCAGTGGCTCCCGTATTCTGAATCTTTATGCGGTCAAAAATAGTATTTCGGTAATACTGGAGATATATACCTTTTATATCGGGTATATATCCGTTCACCGGGTGTAACTGCTGGTTTTCTCCGTCAATTGTAAAATCAGTAAACTGAATATTTTCAATGTAGGTCTCTGCCCCCTGATACGTAAAAGCGGCCAGATACCCAAATGGCAGGAAGTTTGTAACACCCACTCCAGCCCCCAGCAGAGCCACGCCTGAACGAGGATTGACCGGTTTCGCCAGCTTGAAATAACCCGGGGGAGTGTAAAGCTTTCCTCCGCCGTTTCCTGACAGCCAGTCATACCCGCGCTGTAACGCTCGCTGAGAGTCCTCTCCAGTTTTTACATTCAGGCCGCAATCCCTTGCATCAAGAATCATCCCTCTTTTACGTAGACGATCCACATCAGTTTTATTTTTCCTGAGCATGCGCTGAATACTTTCTGTCATGCCGGGCAAATAAAAATCCCCATACTCATCAACAGAGGCGTAGGCAGCTTTTTCTGCATCCGTCAGCCTGAGAATGGCCGGAGCCTTATTTGCCTGAAGTGTTTTCAGCCGGTCCCGGACAGAACCTGGCATCCCCGCCAGATGCATATCTCCGAAATCATCCTGCACTGTGACAGTGGCATCGTCGACATCATTAAAAAAGGTCAGATTGTTATCCGATGAGACATTGATCAGCTTTTTCAGCGCATCAACATACTCCTTTGAGATCATCACCCTTCCGGTTGCCTGTAGAGTGCCGGCGACGTTCATGACCTCAATAGCCAGGGCGCTATCATCAGGGCTGCGGTAATACGTCGAGCTACCTTCCGGGATATTAGCGATATCCGCCTGCGCATCCGGCAACGTCATATACTGTCGACTAAGGGGGATCAGGTTCTGGCGGGTTTCTTCAACTACCGCATCCCCTTCGGCCTTAATACCATCGACGGTGTAATGCACCCCTCCAAGGCGATCTGTGTAGGTTAAATCAGTGCTGGTTACGACCTTATCCAGCATTCCACCCGCATAAACGTGGTCACGAATATCATCACTCGGTACCGTTTTTTGCGTCGGGGTTGGTAATTCTGCCATGTGCTTGTCGCCCTATAAATGGCGCACGAAACCCTCAGAAATTAATCTGATGGTGTGCGCGAAGGTTGGTTATTACTGCTTACGGATAAATCGAGTCTGAATATTCAGAGAGGGTTAGGGTCTGGGTGTCGTCACCATTGGGTTTAGCTGTTTCGACGCGCCAGATGGTGGAGTTAAGTTCTGTGCTGGTTGCTATGAAGTAGCGGCTGGCGTTCTGCACCTTCGTTCTGTCGTAAATGTTCAGGTCGAAAGCATCCGCCGCTGCCTGAAACGCTTTAGGCTTTCCAGTTACGGGGGATGCGCGCCAGCGCCCGCGGTAATTACCCAGGCTATCCGTCATTACAACCCACAGATCGCCGAGAGAGAAGTCGATACGCTCTGACGTCGAAAACACATCCCCGCTGCGGGCGGTGATATAGCCATTCTGCTGTTTGTTGTCGTACATGTCCGGGCATTGCACAACAGCGCCGCGGATAACCTGCGTTGAGTCCAGGACTTTAACTGTCATACCGACGCGCGAGAGCATAATACGGCGTGCCTCAAGCCACGCCCTGTCCTCCGCCTGCGCCTTATTGCGGGAGCCATCCAGGCTGATCTGCAACGCGTTGATGGTCGCGTCTTCGACCTCGACGATCCCACTCTGGTCAATCTGCAGGTAGATATAGGCTTTCTTATTGGTGAGCGGGTCGACATAATCCACCGTGACGCCGTCGTAACCGCCGGGCAGTGACATCTGCCAGGAAACTTTATACTCATCCCAGAACATGTTTGAGCGCGCGAAAACCGCGTCCGGATTCGCGACTTTCTCATCCCGCCAGAACGTCAGCACATCACCGATGTTGTTCCCGTCTACGCGGGCCACGTTGCAGATGGTTTTGATGCGCTCGCCGAGGGAAAGCTTTTCATCCGAAAAGGTGTAATCGAAGTAGCTCAGCTCAGGGACTGTTATCGAATCGGCGATCGCATACAGCGTAGCGATATCGATGCTCGATGCGTCCTGTCGGCCGATGACTATCCATTCATGCAGTGCGGCATCGGCAAACGAGCGGCTCGGGCGAAGCGTGTAGTCAATCAGGCCAGTGGTGCGGTCATAGCTGATAGTATGACGCTGAGCGAGCATGTTGTATTTTTGCTCGCGGTTGCTGTTGCTGTTATTGCTACCCTTGATTGTTACCCTGGCGATCGTGTCATCCGGGTAAACGACGCCGGTACGCGTATTTACCGCGTGAATTGCCATCAGCGTCACGACGTTGCCGTCGTTGCTGTTATCCAGGCGCTCAATCGTCACAGCGTAACGCCCGGCGCCGGCGGCCGGTGTGTATTTGTGCGAGGTGCGAAAATACCGCGTAGTCACCTGAAAATCGTTATCGAAGAAATAATCATACTGCTCCGCAGTTCCAGGGATCTGGTTGTTGCTGTCGTCAACTTGCCAGAACCGGATCCGATAGCGTGACGTCCCCGCCGTTGCGCCGAGCTGCACCATTACGTGCACCCATACCTGAGAAGACACTAATGGTGAAACCGACGGGCCAATCACCAGCGGCGTCTGGTCGTTCAGAGTGAACAGCGTCAGGTTGATGGTTGCGTCCGCCGGTAGCGTGGTGATTTCCCCAGTCATATCGCCGAGATAAAACGTCGTATATGACAGGGTGTCTTCACCGATGAAACTTTCCGAATAAACGATATTCCCGCTGCCGGTCACGTTACGGGTCACCGGGCTACCGCCGGCGTTCCAGGTCGCATTAATCACGAACGTCACCGGATGCGGAACGGCCAGTGCAGCGAAGTATGTGAAGTTGTCATCGTTCGAGAGCACCGTTGCCTTGAGCTGGTTACTCTCTATCACCATCGCCGTCGGCGCTGTAGTTGTCGCGGTCTGGGCCGGGAAATCCTCACTCTCGTTCAGACCCGGCACCTCTTCGTTATCGACGTCGTCAAACTGGTACCCGACATCGATGGTCCCGATCGTCACACCTGGGTCAAACGTCTGGTAGCTGGCTCCGGCCAGGCTTCCGAGGTTCGATTCTGAGTAGCGCACAGAGGAAATGGTGTATTTCCCGTATCCGACCTCAAACCACTCGGTGATAAATTTGTTGTTGTCGATAAACTCAAACAGAGCCTGCTGAATCAGGTCAGGGAATACCCGGCACTGCCCGTAAATATTCGGACGCCCCTTGTAGAGTCGCGCCCGGTTTGTTTGCCCTGTGGCGTCGTTGTTCGGTGATTCTCCAGTAGAAATCGATGGCGATGCCGCTGTCTGCTGACCGGTTATCCCCGCCATTACCTTCTTGGTAAAACGGATCGGATTGAGATGCTCCACCGGGTTGAGCAGCGTTTTAATCAGCCCGCCGCCCTCTGGCTGGTCAAATACCGAAACAGCATCGCCAGCGCGCAGCGGATAGGACAAGTCAAAATCATCATCCAGCTTGCGGCCGTTGAGCTTCACCACGACGTTGTTATGCAGCTTTAGCTTGTCGAGCAAGGCGATCAGTTGAGTGCCAGGCTCTTCCGTTCCGCGTTGCTTAGGTGCGCCCGGCAGGCGCTGGAGCTCATATCGAACCATGCACCAGATACTCCACTTTGTTATAGATTTTCTGAAGGATGACGGCGCTGTCCGTGCGAACAAAACCGAACTCACCGCGGGAGTGCAGGCACTTACCCGGATTAATCATCACGCCTACGTGTGCCGGTGCATCGCCGTAATAGAACACCGCTAAGCAGCCGGATACCGGAACCGGAACCCGGCGCCAGTGTTCGAGCTCTTCTTCATAGCAGGTGATGAAATCTGAGCCAGATTCGTAGCCGGCGACGTGATGAAGCTCAAGGCCGAGCACGTGCCGGTAATACAGCACTACCAGACCCCAGCAATCCACCGCATCAAAGGTGCAGGCGCGGTTAGCCCAGGGCTTTCCGTTAACAAGCCCGATAAAGTCGCTCCGATTCATATGTTGATCAGTCCGGAATAGTCTTTCGTGGTGTAAATGATGGGGTTGGCAAGCGTAAGTGGGTTGGTCTTGCCTGAGTTCACGGTAACGTTGCTTCCGTCGGCGCCGACGTCCTTCACAAACAATGACCAGGTCTTCATCGGCGTAGCGTCACCGATCGCATTCCACTGCTGGTATTTGCAGGGTATGGGCGTCATGCGCCCCGCGCCCGTCCAGTTCTTCAACGTGTTCCTGACGTCCTCGGCGCCCTGCAGGAACGTGATAGCCATTGTGATGATGGCCGACCCGTTTTGTGTGGGCTCGGTGATGTCGAATGCCGCAGGCTGGTAAAGGTTCCCGCCAAACGACGCTTCACGAAACAGATTATTGACCACGCGGTAGTAACCGAACGCCGGGTGATAAAACTCGACGGTCTTTTTGAGATCGCTCGCCGGTCTGCGCTCCTTCCACTCTCTCAATGTCGGCATTAATCAGCCCTCGGCATAACGGCAGTGACCAGATAATCCAGCCAGTAGCCGTAGTTCTCTGGCGCCTCGACGATCCAGTCGTCGTAGTCCTCGGTGATGTCCTCGATACCGTTGCAAATGACGCTTGCACTCCAGGTGACGATGTTGCCGTTTTTGCTGGTCTGCACCGGCATGCTGTCGAAGTGCAGCGTTTGAAGTTGCACCCCTTGCGTGTCGCCGAGGTCGATCGGCATCTGGAACCAGTTGCGACCACGATCGCAGTAGGTCGGGGACCGAAGCCACGACTTAAACCGCTCAGCCTGCTCAAGCGTGAATATCCATTGCAGCGTCCAGGTCGCTTTCAGGTCTGTGGTTATCGGCGTGATTATCAAGGGGCCGACCGCTGGCTGCGTTGTCTGCCAGGCGGTATCCTGCTTCATGTTCTGATCTGCGCGCTGAGGAAGCGGCAGCATATCCGGGTATGAAACTGTTGCCACGTTTCCTCCGGGCATAAAAAAAGCCGCGGCTGCGGCACTGATCGAATATCAGGATGTTGCTAAATGTGTACCACTGTTACTGTGTGTTTTTCACACAGAGAAAGGATGGGGTATATGTCAGATAAATTCAGAGTCAAACTCTCCTGCCCTGATTGCGGCAGTGAGCAATTCATATTTAGCGCCGAACCGCACACCATAGACAATGTCGAGTCCTGTGCCTCCTGCGGAAGGGCTATCAGCAAAAACGATGTCTTTCGCCACGGCAAGGATTTCCTCGTAGATACGCTCAGGGACAGACTGAAGGGAACCAAATTTAAGCTCAAGTAAGGAGATTAGGCTATCAAGTTGCGATTGAGCCTCGCTGGTGTCGACCGATATGGATACCAGAATTTTTTTATCTTCCATTTATCTACTCCAATAAAAAACCCGCCGGAGCGGGTTGGTTTAGTAGTCGCCTGATGCTTGCCGGCGGAGACCATAGGTCGATTCCATCTGTCCGGACATGGGCCCACCGTTCTGCAGATCAGTAACAAATGTCTCAATCAGCACCTCGCTACCGTTCTGAGTGCTGCGAGTGTCAACCTGCACGCCGCTGGCGTAGTTATAGACGTTATTGGTCACCTGCAGCGCCCCGCCGCCGCCAGAACCGCGCAAATCCTTATTGCTGATGACAGAACCGTTATCGCCAGGGATCATGTACTGGCTGCCATTACTGGCCTTGTAGATTTCAGGCATTCCGCCCTCACCTACCTGGTACGTTGAACCCGCCGACACAGGACCGCCGTTTTTACGCTTACCAGCAAGGGACGAGCCAACCGCCAGTGCGGCAATCAGCGCACCTAGGCCAATCACTGCCGCACCACCGAAGGATCCGATGGATGCAACCAGGGCGGCCGGAGTCCATGCAGCCGTGGTAGTTGCAGCTGATGCTGTGCTTGCTGTTGTCGTTGTGGCCAAGGAACCGACCTGCGCCGCGGTCGTGGTGGCGATCGCCGCATTCTGAGCGGTTGCCCCCATAATTGCGGATTTGGCCTGTTGGATACCCATTTGCACGAACGTATTGATGACATCGTTCAGGATCGTGTTTCCGATTGACTGAAGAGCATCAGAGGCTGACATGCTGCCTGTAATAATGCCAGTTAATGCATTGGAAGCCTGACTACCAAACGCATCGACCGCGGCGCCCAGCGCCTCATAGCCCACGCTTTGCTGTGTGAACAATGCCCACTGAGCATCCGTCCTTGCTTTTTCATACTGCATGTCAGCTGCATTTTTCAGCAGCAGAGCCTGGTTATGAGCTATAACGCCTTGCTGCTCAAATTGCTGGATAAGCGCCAGTTCCTGGGCGTGCTGGTTAGCCAGATTCTGCACCGGATCTACATCACCGGCGGCCTGCTGTTGCGGAGTTACAGCCTGTTGCGCGCGAATTTTTGCGAGATTGGTCTGGTGTGCAGCCTCTAAACGTTCAGAGGTTTCGTTATACTGCTCCTGGCTAATTTTCTTGGCCGCGAGCGCGGTATTCAGATCCAGAACGTCCTGCTTGTAGCTTGCGTTCTCCCGCGCTTCAGGGAGAAGCTTCTCCGCTGCAGCCTGGGCCTTTATCGCATTGGCCGTATCCCATTTTTCAGCAGCATATTTCCCAGCAAGAGTTATTTGCTCCTGCGTCGCGCCTTTCCCTAAGGATTGCTGAGCATTCAGAATAGCCTGCTCACGGCTTAACTCTTGCGTAGAGCCTGCAGCCAGTTCAGATTGCTGCTTAAGGTTGGCGAGTTTCTGAGTTGCCGACTCTGTCTGTGAAGCTCCTTTTTTCTGCTCTGATTTAAGGTCCTTCTGAGCTTGCGTATTGCGATAAGTGGCCGCGGCATCATCTTCCATCTGCTTTGTATGCGGATCATCTTTCGCAAGCCCAGCATCTTCAGCAGCATGCTGAGCCTGTAACTTCGCGCGAGCCTCACCTTGCAACTTAGATAAAGCGAGGCTTCTCTCAGATTGCTTGATGAGATTCTTCTGCCCAGTGGTGAGGTTATCGATCTCCTTCCTCATGCTTGCCGTGTTGATTGCTGCCTGACCGGCAACTGCAACCAACTCAGTTAATGGCTTCAAGAACGCAATAACCGCTTCCGTACCGGACTTAGTCGAGCTTTCAGTATTTTGCAACTCAAGAACAAGTTTCTGAAGCGCCTGAGGAGAAGGATTATTAGCCACATCAGAAAGTTGTTTACTAAGCTCAAACGCTTTCTGTTCGGATATGCCGAATTTATCCGCGAGAGTGGTTACTGTGTTCTGAATGGCGTTAGCATTTACTGTGAACTTCGCCCCGGCATTCCTTGCCTGCTCCATAGCTGCCGAGTAGGTATCAGCTGTAACACCTACCGTAGAAAGGTTTTTGTTGAACTCATCAATCGACGCAATGCCGCCGATGAATGAAGTTTTCAACTTGTCGGTAAAGCCAACGATAGAGTTGGACGCATCGTTGATAGATTTGGGGATCTTCGCAATGGCAGCGTTGTACTCAATCATTGCCTGATTGCGAAGGATCGTAGCGGCTTCAGCGTTTACACGCGCAAGGTTGGCGTACTTATCCGACAGCGCGGCCACACCGTTCTGTGAAACGGTGATCACCTTGTCCATTGCTTCGGCGGCATCTGTCAGCGCATCCATGGCGTTCTTACCTCCGTTTAGAGAGGTAATCAGAGAGCCTGCAACAACTGTGCTTAATGCTAAAATAGCGCCTATAACAGCGCCTCCTGGCCCAAAAGCCCCAGCTAATTGCGAGCCCTGCTGACTGAAAGCTACAAGGGCAGATTGTCCCCCTTGAACCTGTACGATAAAGTCCTGTACCTGATAACCGGCCTGCTGCATGCTGGATTTCCAGCTCTTGCTTCCTCCGGAAGATGCTGCGGAAGCCCGCTGCATATCAAATAGCTTGCCAGTTAACTCACCGATTTTCTGCTTTTCTTCGTCGCTGGCTTTCGCGCCCAATCGGAGCTGAGCAGCTAGAATTGCAGCGCTCCTTGCGCCATTGGTTTGCTGTTCATTGAGAATGGCTATTTGCTGAGACAGGCCTTCTGTTGCTGAGCTAATTCTGTCCGCTTCTCTGGCTTCAAGTTCTAGTTGCTTGGATGCCTCTGCAGCTTCTCTTGTCGCCGCATTCTGCGCTTCTTTCATGTCATAGAGAGATCCAACGAGCTCGGCTATTTTTGTTTTCTGGTCTTGCGTTGCTGCATCACCAGCCCGAAGCTGAGCTGCCAGAATTGCAGCACTTCGAGCACCGCTTTCTTGCTGGGTGCTAAATATTGAGGTCTGGTGAGAGAGCTCGGAGATTACTGAAGCAATACGAGTAGCTTCGTTGGCTTCCTGTGCGAGTTGCTTGGCAGCGTCTGCTGCCGCTCGAGACGCAGACTTTTGAGCCTCTCTCATGTCATACAGCGTGCCAGTTAGCTCTGCTATTCTGGATTTTTGTTCCTGAGTAGCTCCTGCTCCGGCATTCAACTGAGCTGAAAGTATTGCTGCTGCTCTCGCACCGCCCTGCATTTCCGTGCTGAGGATTGATACATCATTTTCCAGGCCGGAAATGGCAGCCTCAGATCGCTGAAATCCTGCTGCTGCTGCGGATGCTGATTTTTCCGCCTCGTCAGAAGCGGCTTTCAGGTCGAAAAATGCAGCAGCCAAATTGCCGATAGTTTGCTTTTCTTCTTCTGTGGCAGCCGAACCCGCACGCAATTGAGCCGCAAGTACTGTCGCGCTCCTGGCTCCATTTTCCATAGCCTCTTCAAGAATAGCTATCTGGTTTCCAAGCCCCTCGATGATAGCTTCAGCGCGAGAAAATTCCCTTGTGGCATTACTGGTGGCAGTAGAGGTGGCCTGCACTGACTGTCCGGCGGCGGTAGTAGAAGCAACCAATGCCTGCAGCGCAACATTCATTTGTGTTAGTGTCATGCTGGACGCGACAGCGCTTGAGTTAGCTTGATTGATAGCCATAGCAACGGCGCTAACATTTGTGTTCAGCATTTGCATCGAGTCATCGACTGACTTTGCATGCCCGGCAATTTTGCTTAATGAGCTTCCTGCTGACTTTGACTCTTTATCCAGACCATCAAGCGCCTTTCCTGTGCTATTGGCCGTGCTGGCAATACCATCCAGAGCTGTCTCTGCCACTTTGGCTCCAGTGAGCAGCTTAGCGGTCTCAATTTCAATGTCATAATAGATAGAGCCTACGCTTTCGCCAGTTGCCATTTAATTATCTCCAGCCAATAAAAAACCCCGCCGGAGCGAGGTTTAATCAGTTAACTATTTTCTTACTCTTTGCAATATTTATTGTAAAGAAGATCGTATTTAACCATTTCTGATTCATCAAGTAGCCCAGCGATATCACCAACATAAGAAACATCCTTTGTCTTGATGACATGCCCCCTAACCTTAAACTCGAATGTTTTGTCATTGCGTTTCATGCTGGCATCACCACACACCCATCCGCTTATCACTTTGCTTGAGTTTTGCTGGTCTGGTTTAAAGACGAGATTCTTATAAATGAATGGCGGATGGTCTCCTTCATTCATGGCTGCTTTAAACATCGTTAATGCGGAATCAGAGCCACCATCGGAACTTCCATTTTCATTACAAGCTGAAATAAAAAGAATTAATGATAAACATGCCAGTAGCTTTTTCATATCCCTATCCCCATTGGTTTATTTTGGAACAGATTAGCAGGGATGTATCAGGATTCAATGCAACCAGCAGCAAAAAACCTCACCGAAGTGAGGTTATCTTTGTACTTAATCGGCCCAGCCTGTCTTTGTATTTATGGCTGATTCGGCCATCGTATACTTCGCTACAACGTCATCTTTAAAGAGGATCGTAAGCTCTTTCTTTGTCCCATTCGTACCGTTATGGAAAAGACCGTAGAACGGAATGAATGAGGTACCATTAACTTTCACTTTAGCGAAGGAGTACTTCCAGATTTCGTTACCGCCGTCAGTGTAAGAAACCGCATCCGGTGATCCGAAGGTGTTCTTAACCTCTGCCTTGGTGGTTTTTCCTTCCTGAAGCTTTGACTGGACGCTTGTTTCGGACTCTTTGCTGAGTTGCTGATTTCCAGAAGAGGCACAACCAGCCAGCACAAACGCAATCGCAGACGCGACAAAAATTTTCTTCATTTTGTATTATCATCCCAATGGTATTGTCGGGATAAATCCTAACAGGGTTGTTTCTGGCAACAAACCCACAAATTTGGTCGTTATCGCGGTTTTTCTTTCTCCATCATCGCCTGCCAGCGGCGATCGTCTTCGTCCATAACATTGTCGTACTCTTCGCGGGTAAACCCTTTCTGATTCGGGTATTTGGCGTTGAGCAGTAATGCAAATTCCGTCATCGTCAGGTTCTCAGCCTCATCCCGGCTAATCCCGAAGTGGTTACGAGCCGCCATGATGTAGTCAGTGGCGCGAAACTCCGACGTGGTCTCATTGCTTTCATGGCGCTGCAGCTGCCGAATCTTCGCCTTGCCGACGATGCCATGCATCATCAGGTTTTGCGCGATGATGACCATATTCTCCGGCGGCATGCTGCCCGGGCGCCAGACAAAACCACGCTTTCGTGATTTTGCAGGCTTCATCCAGCCAACCAGATTGCCGATATCATCGTCGCAGCACGCCGTAAGCACCGTATGCGCTGCCATGATGGCTTTGCGTGTCAGTAATCCACTCTGGATGTATCGAAGGACGCAATCAGGGAGGCGACTGTACTCGTCGTGGATATAGGCCTGAGCAGCGCACTGAACTAATGGCGTCGCCTCGTCATTGCACAGGTCATAGAACGTCTGCACGATTTCATTTGGCTCACCGATGCGTGCCATAGCCCTGAATGACGGCCGGAAAAAGAATTCCCGGTCATCGGTACCGATAAGGCACTCACCTAATTCTTTAATGGGGGTCATAGTCGCTCCATAAACAGTATCAAGGGCGCAGAACGCCCTTTGTACTATTCACGACGTGGTTAGCTGATCGTGACCGTGCACGCCACCGAGGTGATTTTGACCGGTGTCGCAGAGGAATCAGTGACCTCACAGGTATAAACCCCGGCGTCACCAGATGCGGCGCTCGCTTTGTTAAACGTTGCCGTGGTTTGACCACTGACGATGGAGCCGTCTTTTTTCCACACGTAGGTGTATGGAGATGTGCCACCCTCAACCACCACCGACATGTTAAGAGCGGAGCCGGTAGCAACGGATTTGGTCGCCGTCAGGTTCGTGGTGAACGCCAGCGCCGGGCCAGCTACCTCGAACACGACGGTATCCGCATCGGCAACTTTCCACTCACCGGAGAAGGTCGAAATATCAGAAGTGCCGAAGTCGCCAGACCATGAGGTAGTGTTGAAATACCCCAAGACATAAGTGCCTGCGTCTTCACCAGCGAAGTCGAAACGGAGCCACAGCGTCGGCTGGCGGCCGGCCTGCACTTCATCGAAAATATATTTCGAGATAGCGATGGCGCCGATTTCAGTCGTTTTATCTTTTTTGCGGAACTCACCTTCCCCGGAGATGGTGAAGTCCATGTTGTTGACCAGGTTCTCAACCAGACCTTTCGTATCGTCAGCCTCAGAGGTGACGGTATTCATGGAGTAGTCGAAACCTTTCGTGGTCAACGCCCCCAGGCGTTTCCATTCAGAAAGCGCAGGGACCGTATCTGCACAGCCCATAGCCATGCGGAGCACGGCCGCCTTCCCAATCAGCTTGCCGGTATCATTAGCGCAGCCTTGCATGTATGCCTCTCAAATAAAAAAGGCCGCCAGATGGCAGCCTGATGGGTGATTCTGGCGATTATTCGCCGTATGTGCAGGAGATGAGCAGCCGGGTAACTAACCGGCCCTCTTCAGTTGTGATTGGCGCCGGGACATTACCGACAAGCTGCAGCGCGCCGACGCAGTCATCGGCACCGGACTGCAAGCTGATATACTCGACAATGGCGTTCACTGCGGCGTCAGCAGCATCAGGATTCGATTTCGATGAGACGACATCGACCATCACATACCAGTCGCCTCCGCGGTCGTACTCGATATTGGTACCGCCGGCGGAACGGAATACGATGAACTGGTCGGCATCCTTGCCAGTGTCACGCCACTGCCTCCACTGCACCTTAAAGTCCGCAGTTAGCCCTTCAGCCACGAACAGGTCTTTGAGGCGCATATACATTGGAGGTGTCATAAAAACCCCATTAAAAAAGGCCGCCGTGGCGACCTATTTTGTTATCTTCTACCATGGTTATCATGGAATCCAAATGTCCTGCTAGCCCTAACCCTTGCTTCCTCAGCATCCTCTATTGAGTCGAACCTTCCAAGCTTAATATCCTTTCCATTGACATAAATTCTCGCCTGGATTCTGCTGCCATCATTTGGAACGCAAACGCCAATAACCCCCGTTGAGTTATGGGAAGGTATCTTAACATTCTTGCTGTTCTCTGAGTGACTTACAGAGCGAAGGTTTTCAATTCGGTTATCAGTGGTAATGCCGTTAATGTGGTCTACTTCTTGTGGCCAAGAACCATAAACATATAACCACGCCAAACGATGGGCGTAGTAACACTGTTTATGGATGCGAATCAGTACATAACCTATCGTCATCGCCGCACCGGCCTGCAGTCCGGAATATCTGGTGTTCCATATCTTTTGCGCTCGACGGTCTTTGAAGTGCTCTAGCGGCCTGGAATTCCATGTAAACAGCCCTGTCAATGGATTGTAAGACAGGCATTTACGCAGATAATCTGCGGTCATTTCTGATTTGGTGACTTTCATATAAACCTCGTAGCAGGTTTCGTAGATAGCGGGTGCGCCAGAGCGGTCTACGTTCCGCCTTTTCGGGAGCTACCCTAGGCGCTTATTTATTTTACCAAAACTAAAGCGATAATTCCTTTTTAATGGCTGCCGTTACATCAGTTTTTGTATTCTCTCCAGCCTTTTCTAGGTATTTTGGCTCACCTGATGGGTCCCAATAATTACCACCTCCCTGCTTCGCTGGCCTCGGCTTGCCTTTCAGGGTACCTTTGGCCTCATGGACATAAAGGGCGTAATTTGCAGAATACCCCACCCGGCCAGTGACTCGCGTTCCATCAACCATAATTTCCCTGAATTGGGAGTTTATCAGGTTCGCCGTTGCACCTACCGGAGTCATTCTTGCTGCTTCCAGGCTGATTATCATTGTCGCCGACTGCAACGCGCGCACCACTTTGCGCCCCTGCACGTCCTTAATGATACGGTCTAGATTGGCCTTAGCCTGTCGGATACCGCGAACTTTAGCGCCCATAATCAGACTCCCGTAATCAGTGCGAAATCGTCCGCCAGTCGCTCGAACGTATCTGCGAACTGGACGATCTGCCGAATCTCATCGGCCTCATCCGGCGGTGCAGCATCGGTCGAAGCGCCAATCAGGATGTAATCTCCATCCCGCGCCGTTGCGTACTCGGTCCATATCGTGTTTTTAACAACTAGCTCCCGGCCAAGGTCACCGATTTTTGCAGAGAGTCCGCCCTGGTAGTCGCAGAGGATAGCCATCGGCGCTTCCCACCCGTACGGCTGACCTCCGCCGTCGGTATCACTACCGTCGGCATCGCGTATGCGCCGCCAGATTGTCGCCGTCGCGGTATAACTCCAATTCGCTACGCTGCTCACTTATACCCTCCGCGTTGACCACCACAACTACAGACCCTGAGCCGTTTAGTGCACCAGGTATAACCATGCACTTACGCGGCATGACTGTCGTAGTGGGATGCTCTCCAACTATGAACGTGCTTACTGATGCAATCTTCCGCCTACTCATTCCCGCCACCTCAGCACGATTGCGCCTGCAGCCTGTATGCGAGGGCAGTTAATCATCCACTGCCCGGCGCCGTTAACGTACGCCGTGGTCTGCTGGCCGGTGTCGGTCATCACCCACACCCGGGAAAACGTCCGCGGCAGCCGCTGCTGAACTGAAATCCAGGCCATCAGCAACCACCGACGACCAGAAATAGGCCAACCTTTTGACCGACGTCGATCGGCAATTCCGAGGTGCATCCTGACTTATCCAGAGCCTGCAGCGCGTCACGCATGTTGAGAACGTTGTCGCCGTATTCAAACGAGCGTGACGCGCCAGACGGCGCGCCCTGCGACTTAATTCGTTGCGAATAAGCCGTCAGCACCATCAGGGTCACTGCGTAAGCCTGAATCAACATCTGGTCGCACTCGTCGTACTCAGCGCCATCTAAGCACGCCTGGATGCTCGACAGTTTGCAGAGGTAGGCGTCAATCATGAAGTCGGGGACGGTGGTATAGCCGAGCGCAGACAACTGCTGCTTTACCTGCTCGGCAGTTATCTGCGCTACAGCCATGGTTATTTCGCCTTCTTCGATTTAGCGGCAGATTCATCCTGCTGCTCTGCCTGCTCTGCCTGCTCTGCAGCATCGTCGCCCGGAGTAGCCACTTCCAGCACCTGATCGTCATCACTAATAATTTCAACCAGACCGGCGTCCGCCCAACGCTTAGCGACATCACCGATTACCGAAACCTGCGCGCCAACCTCCAACTTGCGGAGATTGGCACCAGTAAACAGGTTGTTACCCGTTACTTTTACCAGTGCCATTCACTTCTCCTTAGCTGCTCGCGAAGAGCACGCCATGTTTCAGGTTGATATCCTGCTTAACCATCAGGCCCATCGCGCCCCAGGTACGCCAGATGTAATCGCTGTTGTAAAACTGACGTGGGTCAGCAACAGTGCCAACGGCCTGGCCGGTAACCGGCGCAATCACCCCTGCAGCGAGAGGAACCACAAGGATCTGGTTTCCAGTCAACTGAGCATCTTCTTTCACGGCAGCGATACCGGAGAGCCTCAGGATTTCGTCCAGGACAGTTCGGGTCTTGTTCTGGGTGTCGAAGTACTGTTCCCAGTTCGACATAATTTCGCTGGAGACGTACCACGTCTGCTGGCCATACTGATAATTCTGAATCTTCAGAACATCGCGAAGAGCGATAGCGCCTTTGCGCATAGCTTCAGGATCGGTGCTGGTTGCGAAGTTGATGTTCAAGCCGGAAGCGCCGAGATCGACTAGGCCAACACGGTCATCAGCCTTGAGACCTTTCCACGTTTTACCGTCAAAGGTCACGAAGTTGCCTTCAGAGTCGCGGAAGCCGTTGAACATGTAGTCCACGATCTTACGGCGGACATCATCGACTGAACCTCTTTGCGCGTCAGACAGTGATGCGAGAGCAGAACCCTTGTTGAAAATCGGGTCGCGCCAATGGAACTTAAAGCCTGAGTCATGCACCGGAACCATGGTGCCGTCGAAGGTATACGCGCGAGCATCCAGCGCCGCACCAATCTGGCCGGACATAGAAGTGTGCGCCCATCCGCGACCGCCGGTACGCGCGTATTCGTACACCGACTCTTCAAGACGAACAGACCGTGACAACGGCATCAGATCGTTGAACAGAGTGAACTCAGTGTTCGGCTCAAACTGGGCCAGAACAGTTTGGTCATAAGCGCGGTACAAGCGGCGAATGTCATCTACCGCGTTCACGGCATCAATGTGCCCGTTATCGCCAAAGCGAGCGCGCGCGATGAAGTCGGCCACGGCTTGGGCACTCATGTTACGCGCCGTCTGCAGTTCACGGAACTGAGCCTGGTTGACTTCGAGGTTACCGGTGCGTTCACCGATAGAGCGAGAAAATACAAGCATTCAGGTGCTCCTTACTTGATAACGACGCGCAGCAGATCGCCGGCAACAACGGTGTACGCCTTGTCTTCTTCGACATATGCGCGAATTGACTCGCCAGTGGCATGAGCCTTAACCTGCCCGTTTGCGATAGACAGCGGCTGGCCTTTTTTGTAGGTTCCCGCCGCGGCACGCACGTTCAAGAACATGCCCTGCATCGGATGAATGCCCACTACCAGTTCGTTAATCGGGATGGCGTCATCAACTGTCTGGCAGCGGAGGTAGTCGAAATCAGCTACGTAGAGGATCGCCTCCTCATCGCCATCAACCGATGCTGTAAATTTACCAGCCGAGAAGAAGCCAACGATACCCGGCTTGGTAGCTGCCGCCGCCGCACCTTCGCGGTTGAGCAGCGGATTAGGGAATACGCCACCGGCGTGAATTACGTGCTTTCCATCTTTAGCCATTTTTTACTCCGGCATGTCGCTGAATGAATCGTTGTTATTGACCTGGCGGTATGCACCATTCAGGCCGGTAGAGGTCTGGCACTGAGCAAACAGGCCATCAAGGGCGGCACCGTCAAGAGCGTTTACAGCGAGGTCGTCCAGGCCAAACTTCGCTTTAACAGCCACGCGCTTTTCGCCTTTCTCTTTGTCGGCGTTAGCGTTCAGGCTATTAACGACGGTGTCCACGCGATCGGCGAGTTTCTGCGCCCAGGCAGGCATCTCTTCGTTATTGGCAGCCTGCTCTTTCTTCTTGGGCTTGCCGGTGGCGGGGTCGATTTCGTCTTCACCTGCTTTCTTGGCGGCGGCTTCATCGGCCTTCATCTGGTTGTAAGCATCCATCAGCTCGGCGTCGGACTTGCCGTCAGTCGGCTTACCAGCAGCCTGCAGCGCATTGATAATCAGTTCTTTCATCGGATCGTTCTCTCCGTTGGTTTTAATCTCGTACTCAATGGGTTTGCGCACGACTTCGAGTGGTTCGCCGACGAACACGGCTTTGCCGTCGTCATCGATGAGGTACTTCTGTTTGAAATACTTGGCTTCATCGCGGTAGATGAAGTTGTCTGGCCATACCGATTCGGGCCAGAGCCATTTATCATCAGCGCGGCCCTCATGGAGCTTGTCGCTGATAGCACGCTGGATATCGTCGAAAGAGAAATTCGAAGCGTTGGTAAAGAAGAACTTCGTTTTGTTGAGCAGGCCCTCGCGAGTGCAGTCCGCAGCGTCAGAGAGCAGAGCAACTTCAATCTCTACCTCTTCGCCTTCGGAGTTCACGAAAATGCCTACGCCCTCAGATGGCGTTCCCGCACCTGGCTCATCGAGCAGCACCGCAACATGGTCAAACATCATGTTGGTGGCAATCTCGTTGTACTTTTTGCCTTTCGACTCACCGTTAGCGGCAATGCCGGAATACAGCAGGCCGGTTGAGATGTGGATAGGTTCAGAGTTAGTGCCGGCGATCATCTCATCCAGGCGGTTAATCAGGCGCTTGCCCTTCTCACTGGATTCGGCGTACTGGCGGTCGATATACATATCGCCGCTGACTTTTCCGTCTTTGTGGCTGACGTTCTGGAGCCATGCGCCGACGTGGTAGTTATTCACCGCCCTGACGTCACGCGCAGACACATGCTTACCGTCCACCTTCGGGTGGCCCAGCGGCATCGGGTTGCGCTCCAGCGTGTTGTAGGCCTTTTCGATTTCTGCTGCCGGGTACAACTTCCGGTTCATCACGATATCGTCCACGACAGGCGTGATGCCGCGAACCACGATATGTGGCTTGCCGTCGATGGTTTCAGTGGTGATGTTTGAAGCGGAGTTGACGACGGTCAGCACGTTAACGCGGTTGCGTTTCATGCTGGGTCCTCATTGGTGGATTTCAGGCAATAAAAAAGGTCGCCGAAGCGACCTTGTTGGTATTCATCAGAGCCCCAATTCTCGGAGTCTGTTCAGGTTATGTTCTATCTTTCGCTTACCGTATTCGCCGTGAAGCCTTTCGCATTCGGCGTTATAGGCAAGGACCGCGTCCTTTAGCTCTGCAAACGACCCTATGTGCTGCTTTTTACTTTCACCTGCGGCAATCTGAGCGGTCCAGTTTGAATTGGCCTTATTCCAAGATATTCCAATAAAATTGTCGGATTTCTTCCGGCTAAACCTGTTAAAACCGCTTTCTAATGACGTAGCAATTCTTAGGTTGCTAATCCTGTTGTCTGTAACAACGCCATTGATATGGTCAATATCGATAGGCCATTGCTTATAGGAAATGAACCAGGCCAGCCTATGAGCTCGATAATCGAAGCCTAAAAGCTTAATTCGTATGTACCCATTACTGCCAATGTTACCAGCAGCAGAGCCAGCAAACCTTGCATTCCAGGCGTTGCACGATCTGAGATTTTTAAAGTGATCGCAGGGTCGAGACTTCCATCCAAATAAACCTGACTCTGGGTCATAATCCAAGCACGCTACGACAAAGTCGTATGATATCGACTCGTGATTTTTCATAACTAATCGCTCCATTAGTTCGCTCATTATGGTGCTGGAAGGCCTTGAGCGTAAGGCTTTTCGGGTGGCCGCCCTATCCAGCATATCTATTGTACCAAATTACTTTTCGGCAGACCTCCAACTATCCCGCTCTTTGCTTAATTTCTCGACAAGGCCTTCGCTGTAAAGTTTGCCATCATCATCAAGCAGGCAAGGGATATTGGCACAGTAACAGTTATAGGAGTTGCCATCCTTTGAGTAGAACTCCGCAACCTCATCCGTGGTATATGTTTTACCGTGTCTTGCCCCATGAGTGGCCCTCGTGGTCGGCTTAAGCGCGGAAATCCACAATATCGCGGTGTTCAGCCCTAATCGCTCTTTTGCCCAGTCGACCTCATTGCGCTGAGCTTGCCTCAAGGCTCCTACTTGTTCTGTTTGAGCTATGGCTTTAGCCCTGGACATGCTCACGTCTAACCGCTTGCTGACGATGCTGGCTGTTTCTCGGGGGTTAATGCCCCGGCCTATCGCGTCGGCAATGACGTTGGCAAGATCGGCACGAGCGGTGTCGCTTATCCCCTTCCAGTCGCTGTATGTGCTGATGTAGGCACTGGCGATCTGATTCTGATACGCCGGACTGGAAAGCAACTGCTGCAGCGTCGTCTGGCTGGCATAGACCGGCGACTGCACCGATAAGTTGGTGTAGGCCTGCTGCGTTCCTCGCTCATACTCTGCAGCGACATAATCCAGCGCCCAGAGGTTCTGGCTGCCTCCGTCCAGCAGAGCATCGTCCAGTATCGTTTGCACAATCTGGAGGAGGTCGGCCAGCTGCGCCGCCGTCATGTCGTAAATGTAGGTGCCAGCATTCACCTGATATAGCGAAGGCTCAGCACCTTCGTTATTGCACATCAGCCATGACTGCTCGCCGTTAACCTCACGCTGCCGGCCAGTCAGCCGCTGGTCAAACAGCGATTTCAAACGACGCTTAATATCCAGATACCGGCCTTCGATATCCTGAAACATCTTGCTAACCGGCCTGGCTGATTGCGTGGGGTCGACTTTGCTGCGGGGGATTATCGGCGTGCCGACTTTATTCTTTTGCTCCTGGGTCATCGGAAAGAGGATCATTGGTGGTCACCTTGTCGTCTGGGTTTGGCGGAGTAACCTCTTTGCGCGGTTCAAGCTCGCCAACCTCCCTGACTTCGTTCTCGTCAACAGCTGGCGTGCCGTAGGCTTGCTGCGTATCTCTGGCCACTGCCGCCATTTCTTTCATGTTGGCAATCTTCTCTTTCTCGCTTGGCGCAAGAAGATCAGACCAAGTCAGGGTAATTTCACCTGACTTAGGTGGCTCTATTACCTCAACAGTCCAAAGGCGTTCGATAACTGCGCTAGCGCGATCGGTCTGGAATCCGTTGCGACGACCATTACAACGCTTGGCAAAGTCGTTTTTGTCCTGATCTGACGCAAGCCTTCCTGTCTGCTGACCAAAGGTGATGGTGAACGGGATCTGAACAGAAGAGGAAAACTGGTTTGCCGAAACTGTCCAGGTCGGACTCGGGTCCGCAGCGGCCACAGAAAGAACCTTAGCCTCGCCATCCTGCGTAACCAGAGCGGAGTCTGTGCCTGAGTTAAGTTTCTGGATAGCGGCATTGAGCGCCTCAGCCAGCCCTGCATATCCGGCTTTCTTCGCCTCATCGATGATGGTCTTGAGGTTTGTATCCTTCGACATGTTGATGCCGAGCTGCCTGCTGGCATTCTTCAGAAAGCCCTCTGCGCTACCACCGGAGGTCTTTGCCATATCCAGCAGGTCGTTGTAACCAGCTCGCAGGAAAGGAATGCCCGCCAGCGAAGTCTCGTCTTCTGACCCCTCGCAAAACATGATGATGCGCTCAGGGTGGATCTTAATCGACCGAACCGGACCGGAAATGTTTCCGTTATCGCCGACCTGCTGCTCCTGGAAATAGTAGAACTTTGGCATGCCGTAGTCTGGCGACTTTTGGTCTTGCTCAAGCTCACCAGGTTTAACCTGCGCTTCCCATGCGGGGATCATCTTGACCAGGCCACGCTCGCGAGAATTTCGCATCACGCTGCGATCAACTGGCTCCCACCACTCCTTACTATCCGCAAACTGAAGAATGAGCGCTGAATAGTGACCGACAAGATTTCGCCGATCCGCATCCTTCACTTTCGCCCAATGCTTCTTCATGAGTTTGGTGACTTTCTTTTCCCACGGCGTCGAATTCTTGGACTTCTTCGTCTCATCGCCGTCGACGATTACCGGGGTATCTGTCCAGCATGCATCTAGCAGCTTATGCACCGCGCCGAACGCTGCGCCGTTACGCTCATACATGTTGTAGAAGTGGTAAAAGTCGAGTCGCTCTGGGTAGCCGAATTCGCACCACAGGTGGTGACGCTTCGTGTTACCGGATTTACCGATCCCTGATGCATATAACTGGCGCGCACGACCAACCTCGTTAAGGCTGTTCACAATGAGCCCAGCGAGGACTTGCATTTCTGTAGTGTTACTCACTGAGTTGTCCTTATGTGAAGAAGATTGCGCCCACCTGTTTGTGGTTGTTCTTCGCTACCGCAAAGTAGCGGAAGCCATCAGCGCCGTGTGATGTGAAATCATGAAGGGGTTTGTCTTTCCAGCATCCGCGCTTGTCGTCCCACTCCTTGCGATAGCCCTCGAGGTGAGATATGCCTTCTGCGCATTTCTCTTCATCGAAGACACAGGATGGGAGGATTTCACGGACTGACTCAATGCCAGTATCAACGCCAACTTTTGGCACGACCTGAAATGTCATGCTGTAAACCTGACCGCCAATCTCATACCCTTCTCTGGCGAGCTCGCGGCGAGATTTTGCATCGCTTCCGAATTCACGGTTATCAATGTCGTGCGGGCCCCAGTGCTCTCCATACTCATAGCCTCGGTCTTTCAGCACCTTCATATAGTGCCGCAGCCCCTCGCCAGAGTTTTCGTAGTAGTCGATGATGTGGAACTCTTCACCGACCTCACGAACGAACCAGATCGCCGTGGAGTCTCCCACACCAATATCCCAGAACGTGTGAACTGGTAGATGCGAGTTATCCGGGATTTGGCCGATCCGCTTATTGGTGTAGAGCCAACGGAACTGTTTGGCGTAGTAAGCACCCTCGACAGACTGCTGGAATGCCTCGGCCGGGATGGTTGGGTATTCGCGCTTCATGTCGTCGCCAAGAGTCTTCTCTTTGGCGTAGTACCAGGCCTTCTGGCGTTCGTTGACGACAACGCCGTGCTTCGCTTCCATTTCCGCGAAGTAATCAACCAGGCGCTGTGGCAGAGGCTCTACCGGGTCTATTGCGTACTGCGGGTTCTTCCACCAGGAGAAGAAGAAAAACTTCCAGTCTAGGTTGGACAGATCTTTGCCCTGAAGCAATGTCTTCTCGGCTTCGCTGCAGTAGTCATAGAAATAACCTGCCCGCCCCTCTGCCGTACTTTCCAGCGTGATTACACCGCCAAGAGGCACAGCTTCGAAAGCACCTGTAACTATCTCCTTAGCCTTCTCTGGATACTTAGCGCATATCTTCCCGAACTCCGAGACATGCAGGCTGTACAGTGTGCCGCCTCGAAACGAGGTCGATACCGTTACGCTTCCACCTTTTGCGAAGACATACTCACTGGTCGTCTCTTTCACAAGAGGATTAGCCAGCTTGATATCGTCGGTCATCCGCTGATAGGCAAACTGTGTTTTGTTGCGGAATAGCCTTTCGGCATCCGGGAGGGAGTGAGCTATCAGGGCACATTCTTTTTTATGGAAGATCGCGAGATCCAACTGAATGATGCAAACCTCAGTGGTGAAGCCAAGCTGGCGAGCTTTGAGAATTACGTTGCGGTCATGCATGCCGTCGAAATACTCCAGTTGTTCCGGAGTCATTTTGAACGTTACGCACTTCCCGTTTTTATCTTTGATTTTGTACAGGTGATTGAGACGCCAGAACCTGTTCTTCAGGAGCGTTTTCTGCTTTTCAGTTAACACAGTCACTCCTTACAGATCTTCATCTCCTATCTCGTCCATGACGGATGCAACTGAGCTCACGGCCAAGCCGCCTGAGTGTTCAACCCTCTGCTTATTCGTGTACGCCTCACCAACCTCTTTCGCCGCCTGCTCAAGCAGCTGCGCGGTCATGCCGATGTTCTTCATGTTCTCGGCATTCGTCGACATTCTCTGAAGGACACGCAGACGATAGGCTTTGTTCGCGATCGGGATGTCGGAAATTTCGTTGAGGAAGCGGTCGCGGAGTTCGTTGAAAAGGTCGACCCACTTCTTAGCGAGCCCTTTGCCTGCGGCCTTTGTTGGGTCATGCGATGCTACCTGCTGGCGCGTCACCTGAACCTTAAATTCTTTTTGTACGGACTCGACGATTTGGGATGGCGTATCAAAGCATGCAAGCTCTTGAATGATAAAGGCTCTCACTTCTGGTTTTAGTGCAGCCATAAACCACCGTCCGTATAAAGCAGTATAAAATCACGCCAGCTTCAACATGCAAGTCCCGCACGCCCTGGCAATATCGATATGAGCAACCTCCGCCGGCCTGTTCGCCGCATCAACCATTTCCTGCACATCTTTGCTGGCACCGTAACGCCGGACCACTCCAACGAATTCCTCGACGTCGTGGCCGCGAAGCTTCAGCACCGGCATTCCGGTCTCTTTGTTGAACTTCGGCGCGCCATAATCGTCGGTAGCCTGGGAGATATGGTAAAGCTCATGTTCAACCAGTGCGCAGAATTCGACGTCGCTGCATTGCTCGCAGTAGTCGGCAGCCAACGTGATGATGTACTTCGGGATGCGCCCGAACCATTCATGCATCTGCTGTTCCATGCGGGACTTCTGCCAGCCGCCGGCGCGCATCATTACCTGCTCACACTGACCGAGCACAATGCGGCCACTTTTGGCGAATGCACCCGACGCCCACATAAACGAGATATCAGCGTCAGCGAGTGCATTAGCGAGGTGCTCGTGGTCAGGGTTGTGGATTCGACCCTCTTCAGAGAGGATGTGCTGATTTACCCACTCTCCGATTTCAGTAGCCGGGATAATCCGCGTATACGGTAGCCAGTTTTCGCCAGTGAAGTTGACGGGAGGGAATGGTCGGCGGTCTTCAACTTCAGCCATACAGAACATTCCTCTGGGTTTTTCGGATACTTACCGGGGAATTGTTTAACCGGCAACTCATGAAACTTACATAAAACTCTGCCAATGGCACTTTACAGGCACCACCTGCAGAATCTTATAAACGCAACATTGCCACTTCTTCTCAGAGTTGCTCAGTCACTTCTCGTCTTTGCGAGCCGTCAAGATGTGGATCACCTCTTTGGTCGACACCAGATCTATGCTTCTTGTCGGGTAAGCATTATCGGAGCCCTTCGAGGTATAAAGAGCTCCTGTATTGCCTTAACTCGACTGCGTGCCAGCGGTATCAAATAGCGCCAGCGCTTCAGTTGCCTCCTGAATCGCTTTGATGGTCTTGGCAACAATCGTGGACTCAGTTACCACGCGGTTAAACTGCTGTACGAAAACCTCGTATTTCAGCTCGCTATCTTTGACGAACTCGATAGCCTCTTTTGCCGCCGCGGTGTCGTAGTTCACGATTAAAAGCAGGTTAAGCCGGAGCTTCTCTGCAGGTGTAATTTCTGGCATGTATTACCTCTTAGCGATGTGGTTTGCATTATCGAAGCCACTCGTTGAATGGCTCCTGTAATGCGGGCTCTTATCTCAGCGCAGCCCCTTACTGCGTGCCGGATGCTCATCTTCGAGCGCCAGCGTTGAGATATTTGGCCTAACTGCTAGCCAGGCCGGCTTCTCCGATAGTCGACAGAGCCATATCGACAGGAGAATGAAGAGTAGAAGCATGGTCACCTCAGGCACTGCGTGCGGATGTATTCCTGCAGGTAGCTCACTTGCCCTGTGATGGTGACGATTCGCTCTCTGAGGGTGAAATAATCCCGTTGAGCGGAGTCAGTAAGTCGGGGGCCGGAAGCATCGCCCATGCCGCCGGTTGCGGCCGCTCCGTTTGCGGGACAACTGGCGTTGACGCGCAACCCACACTTGCCAGAGCTAACGCAACGCTGCAGATCATCAAGCTGAGATTTCGCATCGGCTAATTCCTTCGTGTATTTAGCATCCAGCGCTGCAACGTCACGCTGCCGGGTCTGCATGTCGGTGATGGTAGCGTTCGCCAGGTTTAGTTTTTGCTCGGCGCTATCAGCGCGGCTTGCTTCATGCTCAGCCTTGTCCTTGTAGTGGCTGGCAGCGATAGCAAGCGCTGCAATCAGCAGGACGACGAGCGCCGGCAGACAGAACTTTTTCACCAGCGCCAGAATGGCTTCGGCAGTCATAAGCGGAACAACGTTCTTTCTGCCTGGCGGCGAGCAGTCAGGCCATTCATCACCTTGCCACCAGACTTATTCCAGCGAAGGAACTCATCAGCAGCACCTTTGGCGTCACCAGCATTTAGCTTCTTCAGCAAAGTGGATGTCGACAGCGCTCGCGAGCCGACGTTATAGGCGAACGATACCAGTGCATCGAATTGGTTCTGGTTTACCCTGACCTTAACCATCTTCAACACGTCGTTTTCGTAACTAACCAGTCCTGTTTTCAACAATCGGTCAGCTGTTGACTGGTCAATTGTCATGCCTGGCTTTACTGGCTTGCCATCAACAGGGAGCGTCCAGCCGTAGCCGATAGTCCACGGCGCACCGCCTGTCCCCGGATCCGGATACGCAGTCAGCCGGCAACCTTCAAACCCTTTAATCAGCGCAATTCCGTTAGGACTGGTTTGCATCGTCTACTCCTGCTTTTCTGGCCGCGAATTTCTTAATCAGATTGCCGATCGAGTCGGTACCGATATAACCAATGAACACACTCGCGATGTAGGCGAGATTGCTGCTCAGGCCGGTAAAGTCGAGAAGGTCACGAACGAACCAGGCAATCATCGCGCACATGGCAGCATCGATTAGCGTCTTCGCCATGGCCCCGCCGTTATATCTGCCGCGCAGGTAAGCCATGACGAAAGCCAGAACCGCGCCAATGCCCTGCTCTTTGGCGGCAAGTAGCGCGGCAATGAAATCTTGTTTGTAGGGCATTTTCATAAGCCTCACCTCCGTTAATGACGGATGGCGCTGTGTGTTTGAAAGGGGTCAGGCCCGTCAGGCTGGATTTATCAACAAAGCGTCAAGGATGATTCCTGCGGGACCTGATAATAAAAAACCCGCTCAAGGCGGGAAGAAATACCAAGGGTAAATAATGACGGCGCGGTAGCCGTAAGGGTCCCAAGGTAGAGGGATAGGGTTGTGGTGAAGGTTGCGAAGCCTTTGCGGATTTCCACCGAATTTTCGCGCGAATTGGCGTGGGAATTTCACCCACTACCTACACTTCCGTCTGCTCGCCTGTTTGCCAGAAGTGACGGCCTCTTAGAGGGGAGTCTCAAAACCGGTAGCACCGGTAATACACCACAACGGAAAGAGCACTGAGCGCTGCATTGTGGCTCTATCTCAGCTGCGCCGACTGCAGTCCCGATATGACCAACCCCTGAGAGGGTATTTGCCAATTACTTTTAGGCTCGGTCAATGCTCTTACCTGTTGTGCGCCACACTCTCGCAGTGGCTGCGCTAATGCCCTTTAGTCGCTGTCGCTTCATCGCCGCTAATAACCGGTGCGCGTTTGGCGCTCGCGCTGCTTTACCGGAGCTGGTTTTCATATAAGAACCTTGACCCATCACTACACAGGCTCGCTTAATGGCGACTCAGGGGAGCATCACGACTGCTCCATTGCCTTTCGGCTGCGGGCTTACCGTTTATTTATGCATTTTTTTTATCCTCCAGAAACGAAAAGCCCCGACGTTTCCGCCAGGGCTTTTTTTATTCTTTATGCCGCCACTTAAAGTTAAGGCAGCATATCAAAGTAGACTCAAATATGACGCATTTAATCCAGTTTTGCAAGACTTAAGTCTAAATTTGTCGCCTTTTGTTGTGAACGTGATCGCGTCACCTGCAAAAGAGCGTCACTATCCAGCGTCAAGAAGATGCCTACCATCGCCTCCCATCGCACTGTGAAGGTTTCCGACCAATTCTTTGGTGTCACCCCTACCATCGCCGCAAGGTCACCGTACTGATACTGGTCGCGCCCTGCCAGCACCGCTTTCGCATCCTGGGAAGCCAGCCAGATAAGCTGACGCAAACGCTCGACCGTTTTCTTTGCAATGCGCACGCCGGCCAGTTGCTGGCTGAACTGCTCCCACGCCCACCGGGTTATCGTTTCCTGATGCTCCCAGCGGATATTGTCGCTGTAGTTCCAGAGCAGCCATGCTTTCTGGTGATCGTCGAGCGACAGAAGCGCGCGGCGCCAGGATGCCGTTGAATATTCGACAGGCAGCACCAGGGCGATTGCTGACCCTTTGGCGCGCGACTGCTTCCCGGGCACCGGCGGATTACTCGGCCGAACCATTCTACCTGTCGCCGGATCGACAACCTTCATCCGTTTACTGCTACGCGCTGTCGCCTCAAACATCGCGTTTTCCGCAAAGGCTACCAGTTGCCCTTTCGTCGCGCCGCTCAGATCGGCGGTGGCCACTATCAGCTGCTGGCGAACAAATTCCAAGTATTGAGCTGTCATGCTGTCTCTCCCAGGGTCTGATAGATGCGAACAAAGTTTTTCAATATGCGGTAGTCAACCAGTAAGGTGCCGCTGCTGCGTAAAAGACGGAGCTTTATCCAGCGGTCGCGGATGCGTTCGATAACGTCACGGCTCATGCGGCCTCCCGTTGTTTTATGAGCGCACGGCGTAGCGCGCTGTAATGGCGCCTGATGCCTTCCAGTTCTTCGATGGTGTATCGGTGAGGGGTGTTGTTGTTTTCGAGCGCCTCGACGCGCTCAGCGCCGATTTTCTCTATCAGGCCAATGCGGTATTGCTGCTGGTTACCTGACATTTGCACGTTGCAGTGATGACACTGCTTGTGAATGTTGTCCTCGTTGTAGCGCAGGTGAGATGCTTTACCGCGGGATCGGTAGTGGCCGGCCTCCCACTGAACCGTTTCGAACGTGCCGCAGCTGATGCAAGGCAAGTCGTAGTCTCGTTCGCGGATATAGTCGTTAACGACACGCTGAGTCATATCCTCCCAGTGTCGGAGAGGCTTCACTGCTGCTTTGCGCTGGCGCCAGGCCGCGCGCTCTTTCTTCGCTTTCGCCTTGACCTGCTTTTCGCGCTTCTTCTCCAGTTCCTGCATGGCAAATTCAGCGCCATGCTCAGGACAGCACCAACGATGGTTTTCGAACGCTGGGGTGAATTTTGCACGACAGATTTTGCAGCGGCGCTGAGTACGATTAAGCATGTGGCCTCCTTGCTCTCAGGCAAAGCCACTTCTTGTCGACCAGACGGGCCGTATAGCCTTTCAATGTTGGGATATCAGACGGTCTAACTTCGACCTTGCGCTTGCGACGCGCAGGCACGCGGAATATTTCGTTTGTGATGATGCGGGAAAGAGGAGTGGACATCAGGCCTCCTGCTTATCGCGCAGCTGCTGATACTCGCAGCCGTTAGGGATAGTCAGGGCCAGGCCGAACTGGGCGCACCACATTTCAACCTTCACCAGGAAGATATGCATTTCCCCGGTGTCGAGGTCTGCGGTGTGGCGAGGCTCCCAGGTCGTGGTTTTCTCTCCTGTGATGAAATCGGTGTAGGTCACCTCTTCGCAGCCGAGATAGGTCTTTTTGAGGTTGCGCTTAACCCACTCAGGGGTTGCGTCGGTACGTCCGGAGTTAATCAGGTATTCGCTGATTTCCGCGTACCACATGTGGCTTAGCGCGTTCTGCGACAGGCTGCGCTTCTCGCGCCACGGCTTCACCTGCAGGCGGAAGCACTGGCCAGCATCCAGCAATGGCTGAATCTGCTGGCCTATGTCCGCGAAGTTGCCGCGATGGAGTTTGATGCCTTCTACTGGCAGTCTCATACGGCCTCCTTAACGGAAACCGCAGAATGCAGAAAATCGCCGGTGACTTTCGCCATCGGTGACAGGTATTGCGTTGAGGTTTTGTTTTTGTGCGCCATGTGTCCCCACTTGGCGCCGGAAAGTCGTGTCAGTTGTTCAGGCTGACAGTGAAATTATGACGGGGAGTCCAGCTAAATGCAAAATCTATATAGGTGATTATTTTTTCTCGTTCAGACCTGCCATCTCGATGTAGCGCGGGTCACTGGCGCGGGGTAGCTGGATGCTCTGCTCGCGGTAGTAACGCACTCGCTCCATGAAATACTCTCTGAGATGCTCAGGCTGTTCTCTGGCGACCTGCTCCGCTATCACCGGCATGTTCAGGCGCTCTTTGTACGCAACGCCGGAGGCCGCAAGGTCAACGTTTACCTTGTCCTGCTCTTCTTTCGGTTTGGCTGCAATGTTCCACTGTGACATAAGAAAATCCCCTCTGGTGTTGAGGGGATTGTAGCTCGCCAACAAACCACTATCTAGAGACAAACGTATGGCCGTGGGGCCCACACGGCAATGATCTGCTCAACCCTTTCATCATCTAATGGTTCAACATCCCCATAAGTTGCTATGAGATATGTCTTACCATCTCTAGACAAATACTCTTTAACCAAAAATTCCTCAAGAGTAATGGGCTCTACCTGTTTAGTTGAAGTTGTATCTCTGTGCGTAACTAAAGGTTTAGCGAATAGCTTCGTGCGCCCCGCATGACCATCAGCATCGATCTCTTTAAATTTTTCATAATCCCCACTTTTAATGGAACCATTATGGCACCCACCAAAAGCAATGAAGTCATACTTATCAGATGTAAACATAGATCCATCTCGCTCAGGTTGTCGATTTCAGGGTCTATCTTGCACTAATTCCCACATTCATAAAATTTACAAATGCCATTGTTCCACGTCATTTACTGCGCTGCTTTGCGTTCTGCGGGGGATTTACTCACCTTTCACCTCCCGCTTAAACGGACATCCCACAGCGTCACCGCGGGTAACCGGGAGGTAGTGAGATGACCACGGATTTACCTCCTGCTGGGCGGCTGCGAGCATGGCGGCACGGCGGTTTACCACCTCAATGAGCGCCTCTTCGGCATCACCCAGGCAATCAGCGATGCCACGGCGATCGCCGTCGAAGTCATTCAGGTCGAGGCGTATACGTGCAACCTTCTGCAATGCTTCAAGCACATCCTGAGGAACTACCGGCGCTGGCTGCTCTTTGATGTGCAACCGTGGCTCGCCGTCTTTTGGAGCAGGCCATTCGCGCTGTTTATTCACCACCAGTTTTTCGATCATCGCCTGGGTAATCTGCTCGTCAGTGATACCGGCACGACGTTGTGCATCCCACAGCAGGAATTGCATATCAGCCCATTCGCTCAGGTCGTCAGGTTCGGCAACTGCTTCCAGCGCTTCTTTGCTGAGGTGTTTCAGCGGGCCAATAGGGCCGACATTACCGAACGTGGCCTGCGACCACTCGGCGTGCTCGCGGCGTACCTGGTCGCGTTCTGGCGCTGGCTGCGCGTGGCGATAAAACTTAGTCCCGTATGGCATGTTCTGAATACCGACGAGCAGTTTTAATTCTCGCTCGCCAATGATTTCCGAATCGCCAAACACTGATACCACTTCAGCCACCGGCTCGCTGTCCATTGCGGCCAGCGCCATGCGGGCTACTCGCTTGAGAATCTCTACATCGGCGAGCCCCAATGTGTAGCCGGCTTTTAAATCAAAGACAGCCTGAACATTCTCTTCTCTGGTTAATTTGCTGGTCATTGGTTGGCTCCTTCTGCCTGATATTTTTCAAACCAGAACACAACAGGCTTTGCGACGATTTCAACGAGGCCGAAACGTTCAGCTGTGCGGAAGTTAACACTGCTCTTTCTTCCCCGCTCAACCTGTAGAGAGATTTGTTTTCTGAACATCTCCAGCGAGTAAGAGGTTTTGAACAGGTTACAAGGAGCGCACGCCGGATACTGATTTTCCAAGGTGTCGGCGTAGATATTCCGCACCTCTCCAGTGGCTTTCAGTTTGAAAATTCCTTTTTCGGCGGCCTTCATATCCTGTTCAGAGATTCTCGCCACAGGCTGTACGTGGTCGGCGTGCCAGCCCTTTTCAGGGAGCTCGCACCCGCAGTAAGCGCAGCGTCCGCCAAACTTCATGCGCAGCTCGGTGCGCTGTTTTTTGGTCAGTGCCATCTACTCAGCCTCCCACTTGATGCCCTTCGCGGTCAGCTCAGCCTTAACGTCTTGGCTATAGTTAAAAACTCCATCAGACCATACGTATCTGTCTCCAGACACAACCTGCCGCAAGTCGGGCAGCTTCACGGTGACGGTGCGGGACTCCAGATCGGCGATGCGCTGACGAAGTGCCGCAATCTCCACCTCTGCTGCATCGGCATAATGGACGTTCGCATGCTCGGGCATATCGCATTTAGAGCAGCGCTTAACGCCAGACGCATCCCAAAACATTGAATGCTCACATGGCTGAGCACGCTGCGCCTTCTCCAGCGCCTCTACCAGCGCGTTAGCCTCAGCCTCTCGCAGCACCACCGTGTCAAAGTTTTTGAGCTGATTTTTGATTTTGGTAATCAGCGCCAGTTCGGTGATATCAGTTGTCATGCTTGGCCTCCACGCGCTTATTCCAGGCTCGAATAGCCATTTCAATTTTGGTGCTACCTACCATCTGTGCGGATTGCGCGCCGCATGAGTGGCAGCGAACAATCGCAGAACGGTACTCGCAATCGTCTTCGTCCTGTGCGAAGGCCTCAACGTCCCTGCTCCCACAGAACGGGCATGGTTTTAGCTGGTTGCTCATTTGGCCCCCTCGCGCAGCTGCTTATCTTCCGCTTCACGCATTGGTTTGTGGCGATCACATTCGTATCCGTAATAGCAGCAGTCAGTAAATCCGCCCTCACATGGCCCCATCCAAACATGTTCGTTTTCGTAGTTGATGACGTGCTTATCAGCACCCCAGCGCAGGTCGCTTAAGAGGCCAGAAAAAGAAGTTAATTCTGCGCTCACAATGCACCTCCTTCTAACGCAGCAGGGAGCTTTGTGTAATGAGTTACACCCTTCAGGCTATTGATTGAGCGCGAATGGTCTGCCAGCCAGATTTTATGGATGTTGGTATCGCTGGAGGCGCAGAAGTTGTGCTCCATCCATTGCGCCGAGCAGTATTGCGGGCCAGTATCGGTTTCATATCGAACCCAGTAACGACCAAACTCGCTGGGCTCAGCTCCTTCTGCCCACACCACCCCATCAGCCTTAATCCCGGCCAGATAAGCGTCGGTGGCGGGGCATGCCTTCCTGATAGCCTCTTCGGCTTCTGCCCTGGTCAAGAATCCGCTTTTCCCGTCATTGCTGACCATCTGACTGTCGAACCATTCGGGCAGTTGACCAACGGTAATATCATCAGGGATTTCAACCCCGGCTTCGTCAGTAGTGCCTTCCAGCCATTCGCGAGCAGCTGCCTGATATCCATGAGCAAGACTTACCAGCGCCGCCTGTGCGCCAAGCATCGTTTTGTGGAACATCCATGAGGTGTTGAGTTCACGGGCCGCGCCGTTGAGCAGATAAGTATTCTCCGCGGCCAGCTGCAAATACGCCTTAGCCAGCTCCAGATACTTCAGCTCCTTGATTGACAGCTCGCCTGCGCTCTCCAGAGAGGCGATGATTTCATTTACCGTTTCAATGTTCATTTTCTCACTCCCGCCAGGCACTGGTTAAACAGGTTGGTCATTGGGTTTTTGCAGCCAAAATATGGTGAAAACTCAAACGTGAAATCCCGCACCGGCTCGACAACTTTCTGCCACGACGGTAGCGTGTACGTGTAAGCGCCTTTCGGGCCGGAACGCTTGATTTCCTTGGTATCCGATAACTTGCACAGCGCTGAGTTAACGCAGGACTTGAGCAGGTCGGTGCCTTCGATAACCTCGGCAAACGTGCAGCCAGGGTGCTTGCCGATGTAGTTGATAATGCGTTGGCGATTGCTGATGTTTTTCATGACCGATTCTCCCGATAGCTGTCCCAGGTAAACGAAATGGTGCATCCGCCGCCGTCGTTCATCCGGTCAATAACCCGCTCACCAATGAACTGCGTCAGCTCCTCTTTGGGTAAGTTGCTAATCAGGATCGTCGGCTTGAGGCGCTCATAGCGGGTGTTGATGATTTCGAACATGATCATCTTCTCGGCTTCACTGCCGAACTGGACGCCTACCTCATCGACAATCAGCAGGTCTGGCCGGGTGAAGTGGCGGATCACCTCATCCTCGGTACGCGTGGCTGTTTTCGACCAGGTCGATTTAAACTCCCTGGCAATCTTCAGCGCCGTCGTGAATACGACTGAGCTTTGATGCTGCTCAATCACATGCCGGGCGATGGCCAGCGCAAGGTGGTTCTTCCCGGTACCAGGCTTGCCGCACATAACCAATCCACCGCCCTGCTGGAGGCGCTCGGTCCATTTCAAGGCGTAGGCCTGGCAGACTCGCAATGCGCGCTCAGAATCCTTCCCAACCGGCTTGTAGCTGTCCAGGGTGCATGATGCGAATCTCTCGGGGATCTCCAGTTGGCGAAGTAGTCTCTCGACGCTTTGTTGGCGGACCTGTTTTTCCCATCGCACTTTCTCAGCTTTCAGGAAGCTAAGCTCATCGCGAAGGCATCCAGGGCAGCGCGTAGGTGGTGATGGCAGCCTGACAACGCCGTTCGTAAACATCCGTTTGCGTTGCTCGTATTCACCATGTTTTTCGCAGAACACGCGTTCGCATACCAGTTCGCAATTAGGGAACTGCTCAGGCGGATTGCTCAGGACTTCGAGCATTTTCTCGATGGTTGAGATTTTTTCTTCCAGTTCCATGATCAGTCCCTCGCCCATGATGGAATTTCAGTTTGTCCATAGTCCTTGCCGGAAAAGTTTTCGATGACGCGACTCTGAGGGCGTGGCTGTGGTTTAGCACCTTTCGGCTCAAACAGTCCCTGCCAGCCGTTAGCGATGCTCTGGTTAATAATTTCTTCAGGGGTGTATCCGCTCTGCCTGCAGCGGTCGAGCAGGTTGATAGCCTGAGTGACTGTCTGCAGAGATTTGATCGGCTTTTTCAGATCACGGCGGTATGCCACCCATGACAACCAGGTGTTAGCCAAAAGCCACTCAGGAAGCTCTGCGCTTGTCGGGTCGAAAGAAACCGCCCTGGGGGATTTAGGGGGTTTATTAATATTGTCTTTATTGTCTTTTGTAATAGTGTCTTTTGTGTGTCCCTGTTTTGGTGACACGTCTGTCACTATTTTGGTGACACTTTTTGTCACTACCGTGGGGACAGTGTCACCATTATGGTGACTGTCACTACCGTGGTGACAATCGCTGTCACTATCATGGTGACAATCGCTGTCACTATCATGGTGACGAACAGGGCCGGTCTTGGCAGCTGGTACAGCCCACTCATTCAGGTTTTTATTTGGGCCAATTAAGGCGCCCTCAGCGATAAGTACTCGCATGATGAGCAGCTCATTTTTTGCCGCATTTACCTTCTGACGTGGAAGTCTGGTCAGCTGGGAGATCTGAATATCTGCAATACGGTCCATCTTTTTGTTGAACCCGTACGTTTTACGGCAAACGGCATGAGCAACCTTTGACTGGTTTTTGGTCAGGTTTGCACCGATAAGCTCCTCATACAGCTCGTTAGCCAGACGGGTATATCCATCGTCTGTATCGGCCACACGCAGCTCCTGTAGTGCCACGACAGGCACAGGGAAATTGATTACTTCGGCAGTATTTGCCATAATTACTCCTGTGAATTGATCCAGTTAATTCGCCTGAAAGCCGTTGGTGTGTCAGCACTGCGGCTTTCGTCTTTTCTACCCTTCATTAGTCCCATCCCAGCGGGCCAGGCCGCTTACGCTCAGCCCGTAATCCGATATCCGCCAGCGTCTCTACTGACTGCAGGTAATGCCGGGAAACAACTACCGCCTCAGGCGGGACAACCTGCAGACCCAAAACTGACAACTCTTTTGCTATGTCAGCGAAATGCCCTTCTCCTTTCCTGCGGCTGACTGTGGATTCACTGATACACAGCAGCTCTGCGTAAACCTTCTGCCCGATTGAAGAAAGGCGGTTGAGTAGAACCCCTTCCAACTCAATCGGGTTGAGGATCGGCGGTTCTAACTTGCGAGCTATTGCACTTTCCATTTGTGATACTTCCTCTGGTGTTGTTTGGAATGGCCGATTGCTCAGTCAGATCTCACTCTGACTGTTCAATTCGGCCCGGTTTAATCTGGATTTTTGCTATGAGGGAAAGGCTTAATTTCTTCAGCCTTTATTTTTCCATCAGGCAGCGTGTTAACGAAAATCTGCCGCCCCACCCGAATGGCTTTACTAATTGCGGTCTGGTGAACGCCAATGGCATCAGCAGCTTTTGCCTGTCCTACTTCGCCAACGTAATCAGCTAAAGAAATTTTCATGTGTTAGCTCCTATCAACGCATGAGCAAACAATACCACAAGTATTAAATATTGCAATACCGCAAGTATTTTTAAAATAAGAGCATTGGTATTAATATTTGAAAATGGAAAAGAAAAAGACACTCACACCGGTTCAGATCGCTGACGCAGAAAGGCTGAAGGCCATCTATGAAACCAAGAAAAAAGATCTTGGGATAACACAGCAATCAATAGCTGACATGCTGGACATATCTCAGGGAGGGGTAGGTCATTACCTTAACGGCAGGAATGCTCTAAATGCTGCAGCGGCCGCCGTTTTTGCAAAAGTTCTTCAGGTGGATGTTTCTGAGTTCAGTCCCAGCCTTGCTAAAGAAATCTCTGCGATGAGTGCCGCCTCAACATCGAATTCCATGTATGTAGGTCAGTACTCCCCGGGCGTTAAGTACCCGGTATTAAGCAAGATTCAGGCGGGATCTTGGGCAGAAGCTTGCGAACCATATGCACTAAAAGATATTGATTTATGGCTTGAGTCAGATGCTCACACCCAAGGCGATGCCTTTTGGCTTCTGGTAGACGGCGATTCAATGACTGCGCCGGTTGGACTAAGCATCCCTGAAGGAACTTATGTCCTGTTCGATACTGGTCGAGAAGCGATTAATGGTAGCTTGGTGATAGCTAAGCTGTCTGATTCAAACGAGGCGACATTCAAAAAACTGATCATCGATGGCGGACAGAAGTACCTGAAGGGATTAAACCCACAGTGGCCACTGGTTCCCATCAACGGAAATTGCCGGATCATTGGTGTGGCTGTAGAAACGAAGCTGAGGCTGGTGTGAAGGTCAGCATCCCGCAGACGTACAGGAAGCATGGGTAGGCATTGAACTGACTAGACTCTGGGTGAGCTGGTTATTTTCTTATGTTGACTATCATCATGGTGATTGTTAACGATTTTTTTGCAAAAAATGACTGCCAGCAATTTTTGAGGTCGATTTCTTTTCTTACACACAGTAAACTTAGGGCAAAATTATGATATCGGAACTGGCGGAAGTTGCGAATGATATGGTTGATACAAATAAGAAATATTTGGTTTGGAACAACAAAGGTGGTGTTGGGAAAACGTTTCTAACCTACAATCTTGCTGTTGAGTATGCAATCGCACATCCTGATGAGGATGTGGTAGTTATAGACGCTTGTCCTCAATCGAATGTTTCCGAAATTATTTTGGGCGGAAATGGTCTTGGAGAAGAAAACCTAAACAAACTTCGGGACAGGAATACCACAATTGCAGGGTATATTAAGGAGCGCTTTAGTAACTCTCCACTTTCTCGTATGGGTAACGAGTCTTCATATTTTGTAAAAGCTGATTCGGTAAACCCAAAAATGCCAAAAAATATTTATCTCTTACCTGGCGATGTTGACTTAGATATTTGCTCAAGGCTTATCGCACACATAGGCTCATCTCCTGTTAAAGAGGCATGGAAAAAAAGTCGTTCACTTTTGATAGACCTTATTGCGTCATTTGAGGCAGATAAAACCATTTCAGAAAGACCTAAAACATTTTTTATTGATTGTAACCCTAGCTTTGCTAGCTATACAGAGCTTGGCGTTGTCGCATCAAATAGAGTAATCATTCCCTGCACAGCTGATGCCGCCTCAATTCGTGGTATCAAAAACTTAGTTAAATTGATTTATGGGGTTTCTATTGATAGCACTGAACAAGACGAAATGTTCCTTGATTTTAATAAGGAAGCCAAGCAAAGCAAAATAGAATTTCCTAAGCTACATCTTTTCGTGCAAAACCGCTCACGCACCAACGAAAGTGACGCAGCAAAAGCATTCAAGTCACACGCTGAAGAAATTAAAAGAATCACCTCGGAATTATTAAAAACTCACCCTCATTTATTTACTGATGAAAATGTTGAAGATCGCGTAAAGCATGTAAAAGATGGAAATACACTTGCTGCAATCATTAATCATGAAGGCTGCCCTTTAAGTGGTCTGCAGCACAAAAGTTACACTATTTATGGCATGGCAACGCAAGCAAACAAGGCCCAAATTGATGCTTTGGAAGCCGATGTAAACGGTGTGGTTTCCTGCATTTAGTTTGCGAACCTGATATACAAGCAGCAATTAGTCACCCTACACAACGCCTCCCGGCCACCGCGCCGGGTTTTCTTTTTCCTGCGCCCTACCCCGTCCACACTCCTTCAGCTGCAAATCGGCAAGCCTTCCTGTTCGCAACACCACATGAAATAGCTGTATCTGTTGTTTTTTTTAAACAATCCAACATCACGATAAAAAATAAATCAACTTAAAAATCATACCTTTAGTATTTTTTACGAACAATATAATACCGGCGGTATTGATATAAAATAATACCCGGCGTATTATCAACTCATCCAAACAACACCGGCAACGCCGGGAAGTCGTAACAACGTTCCGTTAGCCGCGATAAGGCCAGGGTGAAGAGATGATCCGCGAAGAAGACAAGCCAGCATGGCGTAATTTTTGGTTAAAGGTCGTTCCGTTTTTGGTTGCAGTCGTAGCTGTCAGCGTTCAGTGCTGGGGTGGCAAATGAGCAAACAAGGCATTCGTTCACTGGTTATCGTGCTGGCCTGTAGTGGCATTTTCTGGTCGGTGGTGGTTGCTTCAATTTTGCATGCTTCGGGGGTGTTCAATGGCTAAAGCAATTCCAAACAACGGTCGTGCAGTGATGATGCGCAACGCTAAAACTGGCGCCACCTGGAAGGTTTCTCGCGACTACCTGAACGAAACCTTCTGGTTCGAACCGCAGGGAAACTTACGGCATATCCGCCAGTGCTTTGAAGCACGTGAGCTGCTGCCAAATCTGGTGCCGGCCGGAACGCACTAACCGGAACGCAAATTTAATTAAGCCATTAGGCAGCCAATCAAGGTGCCGGGCATCTCTCAACCTTTTGCAGGAGAAACCATGAGCGAAATAACGGATTTAGTCGTCATCGAAAAAAAGAACGCGATGGCCGTATTCACCAGTAACGACCAACTCGACCCACTTATCGAAGCTATCGAGAAAGAGGCACGTAGCCTGGTGCCTGATGTGACGAACAAAAAAGGCCGCGACGCTATCGCTTCAATGGCTCACAAAGTGGCGCGCTCAAAAACGTACATCGACAACGCCGGTAAAGACCTGGTCGCTGAGCTGAAGGCTCTTCCAAAGCAGATCGACGAAAGCCGCCGCATTGCTCGTGAGCGTCTCGATGCGCTGAAAGATGAAGTACGACGCCCTCTTACTGAGTGGGAAGCCGAGCAGGAGCGCATTAAGGCCGAAGAAGCCATGAACGAGATGCACGCCGAAGCGCTGGAAATGAACATCAAGTTTGATCAGGAGTTGGCGGCCAAGTTCGAAGCGGACCACGAAATGGCCCTACTGATGGATAAAGATATTGACCGCGAACGCGCAGATAAAGCAGCCGAAGCCGAACGCCAGCGCATTGCCCGCGAAGAAGAGATTAAGCGCCAGGCGGAAGAGAAAGCGAAGCGTGAAGCAGCAGAAAAAGCGCAGCGTGAAATTGACGCCGCGGCAGCCAGAGAGCGCGAAGCGATTTTGGCGAAAGAACGCGCTGAACGTGAGCAGAAAGAAGCGGCAGAAAAAGCAGAGCGCGAAAGAATTGCGGCAGAGCAGAAAGCAGCGGCTGACAAACAGGCAGCTATCGATGCTGAGCGCCGCAAAGCCCACGAAGAAGCCGATCGCATCCGCCATGAAGCAGAGCAGCGTGAACAGGCGCGCCTGGCTGAAGAAAAGCGCAAAGCCGAAGAGCTGGCTCGCCGAGAAGCCGATGTTAACCACCGCAAGGCTATCGGTACCGACATCGTTAAAGCTCTGCAGGCCAATACCACCCTAACCCGCGATCAGGCTATTGAAGTCCTCGCCGCGATTAAAGACGGAAAAATCCCGCATACCGGGATCAGCTACTGAGGTGAGAAATGTTACCAGTCGAACTCGCAAGGACAGCAAAAGAAAGCCGGATCAAGCGTGCAGCGCACCTCGCCGAGGCTCGCTACTGGAAGGTTTGCGGGAACCGTCGCATGAAACAACTAGCCCTGCAGCTGGCCCGCAATGAGCGGATGAATAATTTTTACTTCCTCGGCGATGCGCCGTTCTGAGGTGATTTGTGGAAACAAAAAAGGTTTATGCGGCCATCAGCGCTGTCGCCGGCGAGCTGGCAGAAAAAGGGATCAGCAAGGGAAGAAAGCAAGGGAGCCAGGTCAACTATGCATTCAGGGGTATTGATGACGTTTACAACGCGCTGGCCCCTGCCCTGGTTAAACACAAACTGCTGATCCTCCCTCGCTGCACTGAGCGCACATCGTGCGAAAGAACCAGCAAAAACGGCGGCGCCCTTTTTTACATCACTGTCTGCGCTGAGTTTGACTTTGTCAGCACCGAGGACGGCAGCCTGCACACTGTTGTCACTTACGGCGAGGCGATGGACAGCGGAGATAAAGCCACAAATAAGGCCATGTCGATTGCCTACAAATACGCAGCGTTTCAGGCGTTCTGTATCCCTACCGAGGAAACGACAGCTGACCCTGATAACGAGCAGCATCAGGTTAGGCCAGCAGACGCCGATAAAATTCTCGCTGACTTCACCCAGTATGCGAGCTCGGAGAACGACACTAAAGCGCTGCAGGACAGTTATGCGAAAGCGTGGGGGCTTCTTAATGGATTCCCGGATTACCAGGTGAAGTGCAAAGACGTTACCGGCATTCGCCTGAAAGAGCTGAAACAGCCGGCCTGACGGGGGAGAAAAGTATGAAAAAAGTCGCCTTTTATCGCCGCTCTGGCCGCTCCGGTAAATTCTCCGGACTTAAGGAACGTGTCGTGTGGATGATTCAGACCCGCGGCCGCCCGGTTTCAGGGGAAGAGATTGCCGCTGTTTTTGGCGTGTCGTTGGCGGAGTTCAACCAGGTAGCCAGGACGATTACCCGCGGCACCGGGAAAGTCGTCACCATCATCGCCTCGTCAACATGGGTAACTGAGTCGGGGATTGTCGACCGCTATTTCGACATCAGCAGCTCGATCAGATACGCAACCCCGACTTCTGATACGGCGAAAACCCGCCTCTGCACTCGTCGGGCGGTCGAAGTCCATCGCAGCGGATGCCGTAACGAGTGCATAGAGAAAGCCGCCCGGCGCCGCCGGCTAATCAGTGCCGGATTGTACATAGACGAATTTGAGGGGGTTCTATGAGCGGACAGTACCTGCGTCCTCCTATCAAATCCGGAAGCCGTGAAGAGGCACTGGCGAGATGCTTTGAGGCTATCGCCAATAACGATTACCAGACGCCGAGCATGGAAGAACGACTTCAGCAGAGATACGAAAAGGATGTCTGGTACGACAATCTGGAAGCCAGCATGAGACCAGGATTCGTACCGGTTGGCCCAATGCTTCCGACTGACATTGATGACCGGTTTAAAAATTACCGCAGTCGTTACGGGATGGTGAGCAATGACTGATTATACCGAAAGCAAAACGAGAGGCAGCATAAGCAAAGGAACAATTATATGTCTGTGCGATATCACTGGCGTCATGGCTGAACCATGGGTAGAAGCCGGTTACCGTGCGGTTTTGGTTGACCCGCAGCACCCTGATACTTCGATCGATGGTCCAGTTGAGCGCATATCGGCAACCATTCTGGATGCGATGCCGCGGCTTTCTCAAATCATTCTGGCTGAGAACGTGGTTATCGTCATTGGCTTTCCGCCATGCACAGAAGTTGCAGTCTCGGGCTCCCGGTGGTTCGAATCCAAACGAGCCAAAGACCCCCACTTCCAGGCCAAAGCCGCACTGGTTGCGGAGCAATGCCGGATGATTGGAATGGTGGCTGGTTGTCCTTGGGCATTTGAAAACCCGGTAAGCGTATTCAGCAGCATTTTCGGCTCGTCAGATTACACGTTCCACCCGTACCAGTTTACTGGGCTCGCGGTTGATGACAACTACACCAAGCAGACCTGCCTCTGGACTGGCGGTGGCTTCGTGGCTCCGGAAGAAAATACTCATCCGATGGTTGCAGACGCGATCGCGAGTGTGAAACAGCATTTTGGGCGGATGGTGCCGAAGAAAAAGGCGCTGGAGGTTTTCACGGAAAGCAGCATTGTCGCTGAATGGTATCCGGACAACCGCATTCACGAATGCCCACCCAGTGACGAGCGCGCCAACATTCGCAGCGCAACGCCTCTTGGATTTGCAAGGGCGGTTTTCCTTTCGAATGCACCCCATCTCAACAAGAAGCGGGAGGCAGCATGACGCCAGAAGAAAAGAAAAATGCGCTCAGAAGCATCGCGCGCAGGGCTAACGATGAGGTTAAGGCAAAACGGCGGTCATCCCCTGCTTTAAGTTGCGACGAGATATCACGGCCGATCCTCAACGGATGCATGCCGCTGATAAGGCAGCTTGGGCTAACGCCAAGCCATCTCTATGTGGAGATCGGCATTTTGAACGGAAAGATAAAGGAGCGCTGACATGCCAGAAATCATCGATCAGGCCAACGAGTTAGCGGAACTCCAGAGGGAAGCCGCCATTGCGAAATGTCGCATCAACCATAACGCAGTTTCAGCTACTCACTGCCGCGACTGCGGGGAAGAGATACCCGAGCGGCGCCGGGAACTGGTGGCGGGCTGCCAGCGCTGCGCTGACTGTCAGGAAGAGACTGAAGAACGCGGAAAGCATCGGAGGTGACAGGTGTTCAAGCTTATTCAGCGCGGCCAGATATTCGCAGATAGCCACGGATGGCCGGTGCTAATCCACAGTTGCGACAGCCAGACGGTGCGCTACTGGCGCCAGGGTCGGATCAACACGGCAAGCATTGACCGATTTAATACCGATTTCGAACCGCTCTCCCCCGAAGAGGCGCACCAGATACGCGCCGAACTGGAGCAGAGTGAGCATATTAAAAAGCTGCGCGCCCAGTGCGCGTCATGAGTAAGGAGTGGGTTATGAATCAGACAACGCACACCACCTATATCATTGCAGACCCTGGTGAGTGGGTTTCCGAAGAGCAGATAATGGCACTGAAGGGATTGAAAGAAGGAACATTAAAGAATGCCAGGAAGAAGAGTTTTATGGAGGGGCGTGAATACAAACATGTTGCCGCTGACGGTGAGCCTTTTGATAACAGCCCCTGCTTCTACAACATAAAGGCTATCGACCGCTGGATAGCAAGCCAGAGACCGGCAAAGCCAAGCCGCAAGACTCCTGCGAAAGCAGGAAAAAACTGATTAAATACTCTGACCATCAACCAACGAGGAATCGTTATGAAATACCCAACTGGAGTAGAGAACCATGGCGGCACGCTGCGGGTCTGGTTTATCTACAAGGGTGTCAGAGTGCGTGAAAGCTTGGGGGTGCCTGACACCCCCAAAAACAGAAAAACCGCCGGCGAGCTGAGAACGACGATCTGCTACAGGATTAAAATCGGCAATTTTAACTACGCCGCCCAGTTCCCGGAGTCATCAAATCTCGCCAAATTCGGCGAGGCCACCCAGAACCTCACTTTGAAGGAGCTGGCTGAGCGCTTCCTTGCGCTGAAAGAAACAGAGGTTGCCAATACGTCCATCAATACCTATCGGACAATCATCAAAAACGTCCTGGCGGTCGCTGGAAGCAATATCCTGGCATCAGCGGTCAACAAAGAGAAGTTGCTGGAGATCCGTAAAGAACTCCTTACCGGACATCACCTGCCAAAGCCTCAGTATGAGACCAAGAACCCTGGACGCTCGGCGGTAACGGTCAACAACTACATGACTAACCTGTACGCCATTTTCCAGTTTGGCCTGGAAAACGGCTATATCGAAGAAAATCCATTCAAAGGTGTATCACCTCTTCGTGAGGAACGAGTAAAGCCGGACCCTCTATCGAGAGAAGAGTTTGTTCGACTTATCGATGCCTGCCGCCACCTACAGACGAAAAACATGATGTCCGTTGCCGTTTACACCGGCATCCGACCCGGAGAGCTCTGCGCCCTTTCCTGGGAGGATATCGACCTGAAAGCCGGCACACTGATGGTGAGGAGAAATTTTGCCAAAGGCGAATTTACCGTACCGAAAACTCAGGCGGGTACTAACCGGGTCATTCACCTAATCGAGCCGGCGATCCAGGCGTTAAGAAGTCAGGCTGAATTAACAAGGCTGGGGAAGGAACATTCAGTTAAGGTGAAACTGCGTGAGTATGGCCGTACTGACACGCAAAAATGCACCTTTGTTTTTCTGCCCAGCGTCACCGCCAGGACATTACGCCATGGTGATCACTTCACTGTCGACTCGATAAGACAGACATGGGATACCGCGATTAAAAGAGCAGGCATCCGACACCGGAAATCATATCAGACGCGACATACATATGCATGCTGGTCACTGACCGCCGGGGCAAACCCTTCCTTTATCGCATCGCAAATGGGACATGCTGATGCTCAGATGCTTTTTCAGGTTTACGGTAAATGGATGAGTGAAAATAACGATGTCCAGATCGCAATACTTAACTCGAAGTTGGGCTCATTTGCCCCACTGATGCCCCATGAAATTTTAAAGACTGGATAAAG